ATATATGAAGATACAGAAGATCATTTAGACATATATGCTAGTAACGGTGTATATTGTAATGATTTAACTGGAAGGTTTCATGCAAATATTTTGAGTTTTATGAATAATTTTGAATTTCGGGACTTTAGTACAGGAGGAGGTACGATCGCTGGATTGTGGCTTAGATATCCTGATGTGGCTGACTTTTTAGAATGCAGAAGTGATGGAGCTATGAGTATCCGCGCACCAGGAGGCTTAACAATGTGGCCTTCGACGAATTTTAGAAATTCAGTAAATGTTCAGCATGCTGAATCATTTGGTTATAGAACTGATGGACCATATTCTGTATCAACTTTTGCAACAGCAGGCGTTTATATTTACAAATGCGTACTGCTTAATGTAGGTACAACATCTAAAAGAAGTGTATTTTTAGTTAATACAAGTGAAACTGGAAAACTTATATTAGGTATTATTGGCGGAAACGTTGGTCAAGTTATTCATATAATCAATACTAATCCTAACACAATACTTTTTTTACAAAGTTCTGTAGTTGGCGCATATTTCAGAGAAATAGCAATACACGGAGGTCATTCTGTACAATTAATTAAGATTGGAAATGATGCAAGTTCGATTAATGTAAGAGGTTTTCCTTCAGTGAATTTTCATCCTACGCTTGGACAATACGATGATGGTTTTTATCAATTACATACTTATCAAGATTATAATACTTGGGCAGTTTTATCAACAACTTTTGTATCAAGTTCGCCAAATAGTGATAAACTTGTTGATTTGTATTCATTACCATCAAGTTAAAAAATGATATTAAATATGAATATAAAAAAAATAGAAGAATTAGTTTTTGATGATATGAAGATATATCATCAAAATATTATTGATAGTGCAAAATTGTTTAATATTGACGAAAAAATATTAGCATCTGTTATTTATGTTGAAAAAATTCAATATGAATTACCTAATATCTTAAGTAAACTTAAACAGTATAAAATTGGTTTGTGTGAAAAAAGATTATTTAATATTATTTTGTATAAATGGTTAAAAAGAACTGCTGGATATACTCATATTTTAGCTGAAAACGTGTTTTTTACAATTGAAAAATTTAAAGAAATGAATAGTCAATATTCAGATTATTTAAAAATGGAATATACTGAATTGTTATCATATAATGTAGATATTGCTATAAAAGTTTCTGCTGGAATTTTACGATGTATACAAGAGTTTTGGTCAACTGAAATAGATTTGAGTCATAATCCTGAAATTTTAGGAACATTATATAATATTAATTATAGATATATTTCTCCAAAGCCTCATAAAAATCCAGTATCGGGTGGATCTGATATGGATTTGATAATAGATGGCGTTCATTATCGTGATAAGATAGATTTTAAGCATCTCAATTTTGGTACAAGAACTAAATTAGTTTATGAATCTGTGTCAATGAATAATTTTTTTCGAGGTGATAATGAAGCCATTACTTCAATTAATTCGGCAATCAAGTCTGCTGAAAAATTCATCAATTGTTCAATTAAATAATAATGGGACACATAGGAATTTTTTAAGTAGAGATGAGTTAATTTCATATCTTAAAAACTTCCGTCGTCCGCAATACGTTGATACTATATTGCACGTAAAGTGTGCATGTAATAGAGACTTTATATATACAGAAATTACAGATGTACCGAATGGCAATATTATATGCGAATGTGGCCAAAAAATAATCGAGTACACTTAGATTCACATCCGATTTAGATAAAATTAAAATAGTAAATTCTACAATGTAAACAAATAATCGAAAGGATGTTGAATATGGCAGCATTTGTTGCTGGATATCTAGCTCCGGGTGTATATGATAGGACTTTGCTAGATCCTAACGTTGCCAGTTTGCTTGGTGGCCTTAGAATTCCTATCATAATTGGGACAGGCCAAGAAGAAAAAGTTCTTTTGAACCAAGACATGATTCGCGGGTCTTCAGCTTCTGTTGATAATAAAACATCAAATGAAGATATTTCTTCTCAAGCAGATGGAACTAATAATGTCTTTCAAGTAAAGTATTATCCAATTGTTACTGGTGAAGGCAGTGGAACAATTACAAATCGTGTATCTGACGTGATTGTAAAAGTTAATAATCAGCCTGTGCCTGTTACAAGAGTAAATGGTCTTTCAGGATTGATTACTTTGCAGCTTCCACCAAAAAGTTCTGATATTGTTACTGTTACTTATTATTTCAAGCTAACTGATACAAAAATTGAAAATGAAAATGTATCATCTCAAGCTAATGGCATTAACAAGTTATTTTTTGCAGGTAATCGACCAGTTGTTGACGGTCGAGGAAGTGGAACTCCAACTACAACTATGACTGATGTAATCGCAAAAGTGAATGGTTTAGTTGTAAACGTTGCAGCTGTTCATGGTGCTGATGGAACAATTGAACTTTCAGTAGCTCCAGCTGCTAATAGTGTTGTTACATTGACATATTGGTTTAATCAGTATTCAAATACTTTTGACCTTTTACCACAAAACATGTTAACAACTGTTATTTCTTGTGGTGATTCTCCTGATCTTAATAATTATGTTGAAGGAATTGATTTTATCATACTTGATGGTGATAAAATTCAATGGGGAGCTGGTCGAAAGATTAATGTTATTACACATACTTCAGGTGCAGTTTATTTTGATGACACACAAATTTCTACATTGTTAGTTGATGATCATATTATTAAAGAAGATGTATCATCACAATTTACGGGTGTTGAAAATTATTGTGTTGTAAAGTATGTGCCTATAGTTGACGGTAATGGTCAAGACATTATTACTTATGATCCTCAAAAAGTAAAAGCATATGTAAATGGTTTAGAAGTTATTGTAACCAGAGTTGATGGTGAAACTGGAACTGTTTATCTTGGAGTTACTCCCGGTGGTGCTGATACTATTGAAGTTTCATATTATCGTAATGAACTTATTGATGAAACTTACAATTTAGAAGTTGTGACTGTTGGTGTTGCTGGTACTGGAACATTTAAAGTTTCAACTCAAATTCAAGGAAGTTTGTATAATGCTAAAATTACAGATTATACGACTACTCATACTCCTGTATTGATGGATTCAGTTGGTGCACATTTAAAGACTCATAAAAATAAAGCCGTTGATGAGATTGTTACAATTACTTTTTCAAGTGTAGCAGATTTTACAGTTTCATCTAATAATGTAAATGGATCAGGAAGTGGTTCAATTAATACTGGAAAGACTGGAAAAACTTATATTGATGATGTAACAGGATTACAGTTTACTATTACACCTGATGCCACTTATCAAATTGGTGAAACAATTGAAATTTCAGTTCATAATGATGATGTGCCAGGCACAAGAACTAGTGGAGCTGGTACTGGTGACGCAGGACCATTTGAAACAGGCAGTTCTGTAACAATTTATGCAATTCCTGGAATTAGACTGATTGTTACTGATGCTGCAAATACTGCTACAAGTGATATCACGAATGTTCAAACTTTTGATAAAGCAGGAAATGAACCAGCTATAGGTTCAACTTATTATGTTTCTTATTATTATCAGAAGACAGATTTTGCACCAAAAGTTTTTACAAGATTTAAAGATATTACAAATGAGTATGGTCCTCTTTCTATTTCTAATCAGATTACTCTTTCAGCATTTTTGATGATGATCAATGGCGCTGTGGCTGTAATGTGTAAACAAGTTATAAAAGAATCAGGAAAAGATACTGCAACTGATCTTGCTTATATCATGGCATTAAAAGAAATTGAAAAGCCAATAAAAGGTATTAAGCCAAGTGTTGTTCATGTATGTACTACTTCTATACCTGTAGTTAGTAATCTTAAAACTCATTTGGCTACAATGTCATCTGAGAGAAGAAGATCTGAACGAACAGCATTTGTTGGATTTTCAGTTGGTACTGAACCTCAAGATGCAGCAATGCAAGCAGCAGCAATTGGTTATTCAAGAATTGTAGCTGTTTATCCTGATGGAGCAATAATTGGATTGACTGATGAACAAGGAATTGAATCAGAATATATTTTGGATGGTAGTTATATTGCTGCTGCACTTGCAGGTTTGAATGTAAGTACAGCTTATGATGTAGCAGAACCAATGACTCGTAAGTCTATTTCTGGTTTTAAGAGACTTGTTAGAGTGATGGACGAAATTGAAATGGATGAAGCTGCTGCTAACGGTGTCACTGTCATAGTTGATGAAAGTGGAATTATGAAAATTCGACATGCATTAACGACTGATATGAGTAATCCTTTCAATAAAGCTCCAAATATTATTACTATTATTGATGAAGTTCAAAAACAAGCAAGATTGACGCTTGATCAATATATAGGAAAGAAATTTTTACTTAACACTGCAGGAAATGTTGCTTCTACTTTGGCAGCTACATTATCAGCTTTGAAAGAGGCTGAAATAATTGCAGATTACACAGGAGTAAGTGCGGAGCCATCTGATGTTGATCCTAACTATTTGATTGCTGAAGCATATTATAAACCAGTGTTTGAATTGTCTTATATTAGAGTTACTTTTAATATCAGAGCTAAATTGTAATTGTTTAGTATGAAAAAAAATAGCTTTAATAATGAAAGATATAAAGATCGTCCTCATCTAATTGATGAGGACACTTTTAGTCTTTCTGAAGTTCCTTTACCTGAAAATCGCATTGAAGAAAAACCTGTAATAATAGATTCAAATAATTATTTATATTGCGATGAAAATTCTGACAGGTTTAATTCTATACCGGATTCTTATGAACGCAGAGGTCAGCCGAGAGGCGTATCTCCGCAGCTTGGACCGGTAAAAGAATTTGAAAACAACTTTGAGGAATACAATGGCTCTGAAATGTTTGTAGATGATTTTATAAAAGCGTCTATAAAAGAAGATAACTTAATCGAAGAAATTAAAAATTTGGAGGTATATAATGGCTTCTAATAGCTACATTTACCAAAAGGGAACGTCACCAAATACTAGCTTACTAAATAGTCAGAAAGTAAAGGTGTTCGCTTCTCATCCGGGTGGAGCTGATCCAACGTCAAATCAAATTGGTTTGTTACAATCTTGGGCACCGTCACAGTCAAGACCAACAGAACCTGTGAGGGGAATTGGTCATGGTGATAGAATTGCTGAGCAATCAGTCGGTGTAACAGATTTGAATGCATCACTTTCAATTGCAGTAATGTATTTGGTTAATATGATGCAAGTTCTTGGATATAATGCTGGATCTTCTGGTATTATTCGATCTTTAAAGCATCATCGATGGCCTTTTGATATTAAAGAACAAATTGTTATTCCTGCATTTATTGCTGCTGATTCTTTTTCATATCAGCAAGGCGCAAATAAGTCTGTTGGCGTTTCCGGTGGAGGAATTATTCAGACTTATTATGAAGGTTGCTGGATGCAAGATTACAATATTACTTTTGAAATTGGTGGATCAACTATCATGCAAGATTGCTCAATCAACATTACAGACATTTATGATCCAAATGTTGGTCGTGGAGCATATGATGAAAACTTAGTTGATCGCGACCAACAAACAATAAGTAAATTGATTAAGCTTGTTCAGTAATCTTATTCAATCCTCTAAAATCCTCAGGCACTCATTGACTAGTGAAAGCTAGGAGAGTGCCTTTTCTCTCCACTTTTCATATCTCCTCGTAAATCGGTCACATTCGCAAATTTATAGATTTAATGGATGGATATGTTTATGGAAGATCAATTTAAAGATGTAAAAGCATTAATTTTTGATGGGTTTATTCGTGAAACCATTAAGTTCAAGAATATCGTGATTGTTATTAGGACATTAAGTCTTGCAGATGAAAATTTTATAATTAATACATATGAGAATTTATCAGATAGTTATAATTTACTTGTCGCAACTGATACGTTAAAATTTTCATTATATTCTATTAATGGTTGCCGAATAACTAATGACACTAGTAAGTCAATATATGATTGGCCAAAACAGTTAATTATTAAATTGTTTAATATGTATTTATCTTTAACTAATAGAGCAAGAATAGCCACAAAACAAATTGATGAATTTGTAAAAACTAATGAGTCCAAATTACGATGGTCGATAATTAAATCTACTAAAACAAATCTTAATAGTGCAATAATAACTGGAAATTCAGAATTTGAAACAAAAGGATTATCTTTTTCACAGCAAATATGGATTTATTTAAATCAACAGGAAGATTTGTCACTTAAAAATAAACTTGATTGGTCTAGAGTTGAATACATGACAGAAAGTATTTGTGCTTTTGTCAATCCAAAAGCAATGAGACAAATTCAAAATAAAAAGAAGTTAGAAGAAGAAGAAAATTTTATTAAAGAACAAAGAGATGAACTTAAACAGATTCAAAATGAAAGTAAAAACAAAACTATGATTGAAAACACTGCTGACGAATTGTTTGATTCTCTTGAACGTAAGAAAGGTGAATCAGCATTAGATTATCGTGAAAGAGTTAGCCATGCAGTTTCAAAAGCTTGGGAAGAAGACGAACATGATCGAATTGTCAGAGAATATGAAGAATATGAATTTTCAAGACAATTACGAATACAAAAAGAAAATGCCAGACGACGAAAGATTTTGTATGAACAAAGAAAAGAAAATGCTTTTGTAATAGATTTACCAAAAAATAATCCAAAAATTCCTACTGCATTTCATCAAGTTTCAACATTTGGAAATGATGATGATGATACATTCGAAATATTATTGGAACAAGAAAAATCAAATAACGCTTATTTTATTCATGGTGTAGATTATAGTGAGATAGTTGAGATAACTTCATTTTGTATGTTGAAAAATCGTGATAAAATTTTAAATGAGATTGCAAATGAATCTGATGATGAAACTTTAAAGTGGATTGAACAATATGTAAAAACTGAAGTAGAAGAACAATTTGAAATTGATAAAGAATTAACTGATATACAAAAAGATGCTTTTTCTGTTAGTGAATCAAAAACAGATGCACTACTTAATAGAAGAGATCAAATATTATCTAGAGGAAAAAACAAATTTGAAAATCAACAAGAAGAAATGATTAAAAAAATTCAATCTGAAAATGATGAAATAGGATTTGGAGAATAAAAATGATTAAAAAATTTGATGATCCATTACTTGCGATGCAAGCTGTAGCTGAATTACATCAACGGTCTAAAATAATAAAATTAAATGATTTTGAAATTATTGTCAGAACTCTTGGGACAAAAGATGAAACAGATACTTTTATAAATTGCATGAATTTATGGGGACAAGCTTTTATTTATAAACATAAAATAGAAACTTTAATTTTGGCGATTACTCATATTAATGGTTTATCATTAGAAAATGTTAATATTGAGAAAAGACGTGAAATAATAAATTTATGGAATCAAGAAATTGTTGATGAAATTTATTTGGAATATGCTAAATTGATTGGTTCAATTGAAAAATTTTTACAAAATATCCAATTAACAGCTGAAACTAATGTTATCGGCGCAAAGGATGCAGAAAATAAAAAGGAAATGATTAAATTAGATTCAAATGAAGGAGAAGAACATGTCTAATGATGCACTTACAGCACTTAAATCTTTGGAGTCTTATGGTTATGCTGAAAGGGAAGTTACGATTGGATCAGTTAAACTATTGCTTGCACCATTAACTGCTGGCGAAACTGTTGAAGTTTTTGAAATTAGTAATAATTATAATGATACAGATGCATCTGTACAAATATTGAAAATAGAGACATTAACTAGAGCTATAATTTCTGTTAATAACAATAAGTTTAATCCTAAAAAATTTATTGATGAAAAAAGAGAAATAATTAAGTCTTTTGGCGATGAGTTAATTGATATCATTTTTAGTGAATATTGTATTTTAGATAAAACAATTGTAAATAGTATTGAAAGAAAAGGTTCAATTATTTCAAGTAGATTAGAAAAAATTGAATTAGAAACAGAAACAAATGAAGAATTAAAGGTTGAATAATGGCTAGAAATCCTAAACTTACACTTGATGTTGAACTTGGTGAAATTGATCAATCACAAGTTGATGCTATTAAAAAACAATTAAGTAGTGCTCTTCATGAAGTTAAAGTAGATCCAAAATGGGTTGAAAATGAAGAGCAATTAGTAAGTTTACGAAAAGAATTAAATGATGCAAAAAAAGATAGTCAAAAAATAGATTCAAACATTTCTACTATTCATGAAAAACACGTGAAATTAATTTCACAAATGAAAAAACTGCAAGAAAGCAGAACTACTACTGAATCAAAATTTAGAAAAATTGAAGCTGAAAGTGTAACAAAAATAAGTATTTTGACAGAACAGTTACAGCGACAAAAAGAAAAATTACAAGAAGATAATTATCGTTTACAAAAGTCGCAATTAAAATTAGCCGAGTTGCAAGAAAGTGGTATTGAAGATGAAAAAGAAATTGAGAAGATAAAGAAAGAAGAAGAGCGTATAGCGAAAGATTTAATAAATTTTCAAAAAATGCAAGCTAATTTAGTAAATTTGACTGAAAATCAAGAAGCTGATAGAAATAAAATTTTAAAAGAAATGGTTGAAATTGATGAAAATATTTTGAATATCAGCGAAGAAGAAAAAGATAGTGCTGAAAAAATATTAGCTTTAGATGATAAAAAAAGGAAAAATTTACAAAATATAAAATCAATGAATGAAAATATAACTAATTCGCAAAGAGCTATGATAAAATTAGAAAACCAGCGATTAGTTGCTCAGCATGCAATTGCTCAAACTATATTAGAACAAGATGGTAAATATAAACATTTAATTAAAGAAGCTGACACACTTTCAAAAATAGAAGAAAAGAAACATTTATTGGGATTGACATTATCTCAAGAAGAATCAAGTAAACAAAAATCATTGAGTGAAGCAATAGAAGCTAAAGAAGAAGCAGCTCTTTCTCAAGCTAAAAAAATGATACCAATGTCCAAAGAACAATCTAAATTTGAACAAAAATATCTTAATGTAGTTAAAGATGAGAAAAAACATAAGCAAGCATTATTAAAAGAAGAATTAAATCATCTTGAATTACAAAAGAAGTTATTACGACGTGAAGGAGTTGGTAGAACTGAAATAAAAAAATATGCTAAAGAAGAAAAAGCTGAAATTTTAAGATCTTTAGGCTTTAATAAAAAAGCTAAAGAAGAAGAATCAAATATAGCTTCAAAAACTGCCGAAAAAGCAAAAGATATGACTAAAGAGCAAGGAAAAGAAATGATGCATTTAGTCAAACATCTTGCTGGGCCATTATTAGCATTAGGTGGGATAGCAGGTTTTGTCATGACAATGCTTAATTATAATAAGCAAGTTATGGAAGCGCGAAAGAATATGTTCAAATTTGCTGCTGAATCAGGTGATGCATGGAAACGAGTTGAAAAACATCAGACAATAGGAATTGGAACTTTAGAATCATATCGGTCAAGATTAAGATCATTATGGGATCAAGTGGGTATGAAATATGAAGAAGCAGTAAAAGCAGTTGGAACATTAACTAGTGCGGGTATTAAATTTGAAGATGTAATGAAGCATAATGCAAAAACTATTGCTGAAGTTGAAAGCATGTCATCATTATCAGGCATGTCTTTTGAGCAAATGGCTGAAATTTCTGGAGAATGGGTAACTGAATTTAGAAAAGATACAGAAGATTTATCAGGCACTTTTGTAAATTTAATGCATAATGCTAGTAAGACTGATATGACTACAAGTAGATTTTTTAGTTCAGTCATGAATGCAGCACAAGGATTAGCTATTTATGGCACTAGAGTTGAAGATGTTAGTTCAGCATTTGCAGATTTAACAAGAGGCGTAAAAATGCCTCAAAAAGAAGCATCAAAATTAGCTTCTTCTTTATTAGATTCAATCAACAATATGACATCTGCTCAAAAAGCTATGATCTCGCAACAGGGTAATGCAAGAGGAGCATTAGAATCAGAACTTAAAGATTTACAGAAAATAAATGCTGCTGGAAAAATAAGTGTTGATCAAAGAGAAAGAATGGCTAAATTAACAGAGTTACTTGAAGCTCCAAAATATGATGCCACTCAAATTGCAGCTTTAGAACAAGAATTAGCAAATATTAATGCTTTATCAGATAAAAGTAAAGAACAAAAAGATCGTGCAAAAGAAATTTCAAAAGTATTAGGTCAACAACGAAATGTATTAAATGAATCTGTTAGAATGTTGGAAGCACAAAATCCAGCTCAAAGATTACGAACACAATTAACAGCGTTAGCCAAAGGTGCAGCTGGAATATTTAAAGGTGTTGATATTTTAGATCCTTCACAATTGGCATCAGTTTTAAGTAAAAATAGAACAGAATTAGAAGAGATTGCACCAACATTTGGAATACCTAAAGAAACATTAAGGTTGATTGAAGATTTAAGTCAACAAGGTCAAAGTTTTGAGGATGTAGGAAAAGAAATTTCAAATTCTCAAGAAAAAATTCTTAAAGAACAAATGGAAAAACAAGCTCATATAGTTGAGCTTGGCACAAGACCTATTTTAGATTCATTAGAAGAAAAAATAGGGAAATTTTTAGAAGACATTTACTTATGGTTAGAAAAAATTATTGTACCATTCATTAATAAACACGCAATACCTTTTTTCAAAATGGTTGCAAAATTGATGCATTCTGATTATGAACAAAAAGAAAATGTTGTTGATGAAATAGATGCACGTATAAAAGAATTAAAAGAAAAACGTGATGAAGCCGACAAAACTATTGAAAAATTAGAACCAAAAGAAAAAAAAGGAACACTAACTGAAAAAGAAGCCAAACAACTTAAAACTGCTAAATCAAATAAATCATCTTTAACAAATAGAATTGGTACATTAGAAAAGACTAGTAAGAATGCTAGAGATGTAAAAAAAATAGAGTCTGAATCTTCATTAGGCGCTGACAAATTGTTTGAATTTCAAGGAAAAATTAATGATTTATCAGGTGATACAAAGACAGCAGCGCAATGGTTACATAAATACTATTTACAAAATTCTGGTATTGTAAAATTATTAGGAAAACAAAATAGAAGTCAGTCTGATACTACTGAAGTTATATTACCATGGAAAACTCTACAGGATCAAGTAAAAAATGGTAAATTTGGAGATGTTGATTTAACACAACTTAAAGATATTGTTAAAGATGCATTTGGATTTAAAAAAGGTGGATATACTGGTGAAGGACAAAAAAATGATGTCGCAGGAATTGCACATAAAAAAGAATTTGTATTTGATGCAGATTCTACTAGAAAAGCTGGAGTATCTAATTTAGAAAAATTAATGTCTGAAATTAAATCTAATAGATTACAAAAAATAAAATCCAGTAAACAATCTGATAAATTGGAAATAATTCCAAAAATTAATAATGACATAATTGATAAGCAATTTACATCGTATACTAATATGGGTAATGATATACGAAATAATTTAAAAAGTTTAATAACAGACAAAGGTGGAATCACTGAACCAATTTTATCAAAAAGAACAACTGATATTGGTTCAATTAAGTCAAATATTGATGTTATGAAACAAATTCCAGAACAAAGTGATCCAAATAAAATTATTCAAACTTCAATTGATTTAGCTGATTTTGATACTAAAAAGCTTATTGTAGCTATTGATAATTTATCAAATAAAATGTCGTCAATAACTGAACCAAAACAAGTTTCAATGCCACAAACTATTAATCATAATAGTGTCAAAATTGAAGTTAATCAAAGAGATAAACAAGAAATTGAACAAATAATATATAAAGTGCTTTATGATGCTAAAGGCGCAAATATGATTTCATAAAGGTAAATTATGGGAATTGATAATGTAATATCAGGTTTACAAAACACAGTCAATTATCTTTCAGAAAAAGATGTTCGTTTAAAAAGTAAAATTGAACAATTAGGACTGTCATTGTCTCCTGTTGAATCCGGATCAATTAAAAATAAGAAAGCTATTATTTGGCAAGTCACTAATTTACCAGATAAATATAAAGTGCCTGATTTAGTTATGAAAATTAATCCACAAAATTTAAGTTGTACTTATTCGCAATTAATAAATAGAAAACGTACACTTGGTGGTTTTATTGAAGAACATTGGGGTGAACAGTTTGATATGATTTCTGCATCAGGAAAAACTGGTCAATTTTTTGGAGTAAACGGCTTAACAAATGCCAATAGACGAGATACAGAGGCATATAGAAATTTTGAAAATTTGATTGCTATTTATAGAAATAATGGGTCTTTATTTCATGAAAGTAGTAATAAAATAATTGCCCAAGGTTCAGTAGTAATGAATTATGATAATTGTATATATAAAGGGTATTTTGAAAATTTTAGTATATCTGAGATAGCTGAAAAACAATTTGAATTGACATATAATTTTTCATTTAAAGTTACACAAGAAGTTTATCCTGGTCGAGTAAAATCATTTAGAAATGTCACAACTGTCAATAGACCAGGCGCACCAAAAAATGATAGAATTACTTTAGATATAGTTAATTTACAAAATGGAGAAAGCAATGGTTAATATCATCGGGTCTAAAATCCCAGTAAAACCGATGTATTTTGAATTAGACATAGATGATCCACCTCCAATATTAATGTTGGCAATTAATCCAAGTGAATTTACTAAAAATTTTACTAAAAAAGTTTCAAATAGTCGGACAAGACCTAAAACTAGAGATCAAGCCGCATATACAAATAATTTTGATTATGATGAATTAGATGTAATTCAATGTTCTGGTAAAACAGCATTATTTTATGGTCAGAATGGATTAACTATTGAAAAAAAATCTAGTTCTTTAGGATTTAGAAATTTTAAGAGTCTTATAGAAATTTATAGAAATAATGGAAGAAATTATAATTCTACAAGATTTACATCACCTTTAATCACAGGCGGATCAGGATTAATCAAATCAGTTGGCAGAGTAATAATTGCCTATGATGATGTTATTTATAAAGGATCATTTGATTCATTTACTGTAAATGAAGTTGATTCAAAACCATTTAATTTAGACTTCAATTTTCAATTTACTGTTAGTAAAACAATAGATGTGAGAAATTCATGACAACTAAAGGTAATACTTATAAACAGCCATCTGTCGATGTAGTTGCTCCTGATGCTATTATTTTCATTGAAAGTGAAAGAGGCATGAAGAGAACTATTGGAATGAATAGAATATCAGATGATGGTACAATTGTTAATGAAGAAGTTGATATAATGAATTTTGTTGAAAGTATATCTGTATCAAAAGGAATTGATAGAGTTCCTGGCGAAGCATCAATTGTATTTAAAGTACCAAAACATGCAATGGATGAAAATATATTTGGTAATATAAAAGATTCATTATCGACAATGTTAGAAATTGAAATTTATTTTAAAGGTCGTTTTTTATATCAAAATGAACCTCAATATTATCCTACATTTTGGGGTGTAATAAGTAACATTTCAGCTAATACTACTGCAGGTGATTTATCAACTATTACAATTTCTTGTCAAGATATGATGCGATGGTTAGCAATTACAAAAGTAAATGTAAATGCTGCTGCTGCATATCCAACTATTATGCCTGAAGGTGCAGATACAGGTAGAGGAGTTGCAAACGGATATTCGACAATATATGCTGGATTAAGTACTCCTGGAATAATTCGCGATCTTTTAATGTTATCAACAAGTGAAGATTTTTTTCAGCCTAAAGATATGAGTTTTAATGGAAGAGTAATTGAAAATTCAAGATCGCCATTTACTTTAAATATTGATTCTGCTAGAAGTTATAATGAACAATTAACAACAATTTGGCGTGAAAAATTTAAGTCTTTAGGATCAGCTTTATTCATTTATGGTTTTGAAAATGTAACAACAGCTGCAGTAAATTCTTTACAAATACAAGATGTTGTTTTAAGTATATCAGCATATGATAAAATTTATGATAGCGAAAATGGTCGAGTAAGAATAGATGTTGCAAAAACATTTCCTTATAATTTAGAATTTGTAGAAGCAGCAAATCCGCCTACATTTCAATCTGATTTTAAAAGTAGATTAGATATTGCAAATGAAATTAAAAATCAACTTCATTTTGAATTTTATCAAGATGTTGATGGTGCTATTATACTAAAACCACCTTTTTATAATATAGATGTAAGAGAAAATCCTATTTGTGTTATAGAAGATATAGATATAGTTCATTTTAATGAAGTTGAAGATGAAAGTTCAGTCATTAGTAGAATTGATGTTAAAGGTGAAATTATTAGTGGAGGAAATTTTTCCAAGAATAGTAATGCAAATCCTATTTATGGATATGCAATTGATTTTAATATATTACAAAAGTATGGTTTACGAGATGATTTGATACAAACTAATTTTATTACAAATGCAGATGATGCAATGCTTTATGCTGAAAGAGAACTTTCACGAAGAAATAGTTTGATCTATAATGCATCTGTATCAATTCAAGGCAGACCGGAATTAAAATTAGGTTATCCAGTATTTTTTCCAGGACGAAATGAATTTTATTATGTTACTGGGATTGAACATTCATTTGTATTTGGGTCATCATTTGATACGTCATTAGTTTTATCTGCTAGAAGAAAATTACGTCTAGATAATGATGGAAATGCTTTAAAGAATATGCTGTCAGAAGTCTTCCCTGCAGCTAATCCAGAAAGTGTTGACCAAGGACAAGATGTAGTACATGATGATCAAAATCCTTTGAAAAACTTAGCTAGACTTTGTGATCCTGATTCGCAACAATTTGTTGTTAAGCGGCCAAATTATAGATGGTCAGCTTTAGATGATATTTTAAAATATCAAGGATCATTTAGATTTATTACTGATCAAGTTAAGCCATCTGGTAATGCTGCAAAATATCAACAAATAACTGATTCAAAAGGATATGAATTAGTTGGTAAATATCCTTATGGCAAAGATTTAATATTAACTGAGGACTTTAGATTAATAATTAGAGATAATCGAGGGAGTGAAAATTCTGAAATAATATCAGGAATGACATTAACTGTTTCTGGTAATGAAAGACCAACATTAAGATATCAACAACCAATTTCTTTAAATCAAATACAAAATATCGATGTTGTTTTACAAAGATCAAAGTCATCAGTTATTGAAACAATGAAGCCGAATATTTAGGAGTAAATTATGCCATTAAAGGCACATGTACAAAAAGGTGAAGATGCAACTTTTCAACAACAAGGTGATTTTTATAAATTTTTGCAAATAGGAACTATTGTAAGAGTTGATAATGAAAGAAATGTTGTCGATATACAATTTGTGTCAAATCCTCTTGTTACTAGAAATGTGCCAATTACTGCTCCATTTTTTACAGGTAGATCGTTTATTGGAGGCATGCCCGAAGAAGGTTCAGCGGTTATATGTGGATATATAAAGTTAACAAATAAAATTGGTACACCATTAATATTAGCATATTTGGATAAACAATATTTTAATGCTATTTCTTATGCATACACTTCTGGAAAAACAAGTAATGATATTTTAGAATTAACTTCTATACATGATAAAATTGGTTGGGCTGTTAGACGTTTAAAAAGAAGAAAATTATATCCAGGTGATATAAATTTTGAATCAACACAAGGATCAGAACTTTTATTAGATGATAGTGTATTTTTATCTGATTCAAAAATGAATGAAATTTTGATATCAAGTTCTGATAGAACTGTTTACACTAATTCTATTAATAATTTTCTTTATACTAATGCTGGAAGAATTTTAAATGGATTAATTGTTAGACAAAATTCTCCATTTTTACAACCAATATTACTTGATAATGGACAAAATTATTATTTAGTAAGTGATGGTTCAAATTCAGAAAATGGCAAAACATTTACAGAAATGCGTACTGAATTACGAGAGATTGGTAGTTCAGTATTAGATGTTATTAAATCTTTTGATGATGATGATTATTCTAATTCTTCACCAGATGGTAAATTATTAGTTATTCAAGTTTTTGGAACTGTTGTAGGCAATGATAGAAAAAAAATTGAACATTACGGACAAATACTTAGACCTCAAATATTTTCTTCACATGATAATAATTATGTAGTGCAAGATATAGTATGTAAACCGTCTGAATATTATAATTTAGCATCAGCTTATCAAATGAAATTCGCAAGCGGAGCAAAATTTGATATTGATAAAGAAGGTCATACTTTTATGTATTTGCCTGCATCATCATTAGCACATCCATTAGGTGGAGGTAGATCATTAGAGTTTGCTGCCGATGGTAGTATAAAAATAGTTCTTGGTAAAAATACAACGGGTGAAAAATCATTAGAACTGTTTACTAAAGGACGATCAATAATTCATTTTGGATTTGATTCGAACTCATTATCAAGTCTTGATTGGGTTTTGGATCGAGCAATGTATACTAAAGTAATAGCGCCTGATAAAGAAGGATTTGCAGTTAAAAATGATTTTAATGGTCATATGTATGAAAAAGTTAGAGGTGATAAAACTCTTGATGTTGATGGTTCATATCATATAATAGTTAAAGGTAAAATTCAAGAAGATATCCACGGAGCTAAAGTTGAAAATTATATAAATGATAAGATGACCAATTATGGTGGTGATTATCAGGAAATTGTTACAAAACAACGGCAAAGTAAATACGGCGAAGGACATATAATTGATATTGCAACTAAAGGTCAAGAATTAACAATTGTAGAAGGCAGTTTAAAAGAAACATTAACTTTAGGAAATAAAGAAGTAAAACTAATTGCAGGTGATAGTACAGAAACTTTGTTATTAGGAAGTAAAAAAACAAGTTTAATTGCTGGTGATTTTAAAGAATCTTTACTAAAAGGAAATAAAGAAACCTCTATAGTTTTAGGAGATCATAAATTAGATGTTACTACAGGAAATATTTCACAGTCAATAAAACTTGGCGATAATAAAGAAGATATTGCTTCAGGCAATAAAAAAATTAGTATAAAAGTTGGAAATTTTGAAGTGAGTGTTACTTCAGGAAATGTAGTAGTAAAAACTGCCACTGGTAAAGTTGATATTACTGCATCAACACAAAAAGCTACTATAGTTGGTATGATGGGCGTTGAGATTAAAAGTGCAGCAAAAGTTGTGATAAATGCACCAATGGTTGAAATAGGAGGAACTCCTGCTAAAGGTGGTGTTGTTACTGGTTTGCCGGGAGTGCCATCTCACATGGATTATATTACAGGCGCTCCTCTAAAAGGTAGTGCAACTGTAAAGGCTACAATTTAAAGGAAAAGATATTATGCCTATTAATGGTGCTGCTTGTGGATCAATGATTCAATTGCAAATGTTAGCTGCTGGTTTTACAGGACAAAACTCTAATCAGTTAGCTACAGCCATTGGTAATGGAGTAATAAATTCAATACTTTCATCAGCTATTTACTCAGGTACTTCAATGGGTTTAGGCATTGGAACCGGAGTATCAGTTGGTAAAGTTTCAGGAACAATCGTTACTGGGGCAGCTTTAGGAAATTTAATTTTTGTTCAAATGTCTGCAATGGGATTACTGGGTGAAAAAGCACAAGCATTGGCAAATGCTATTGGTAAAGGCATTGCAGCTCATATGGTTTTAGCATTAGTTCAAGGTACATCTACAATTGTAGGCATTGGAGCTGGTACAGGGATGATTGTTGGCGTAGTTGGTCCAGCAGTAGGTGCACAAATTTTTGCAATGATGTCTGCTCAAGGTTTAATTGGACAAAATGTATCACAATTAGCGAATGCAATAGGAAATGGTGTTGCATTAGCAATACAGTCATCAATAGTCAATACAACTATTACAGGAGTTGCAATTGGTACAGTACCACCTGCGCTACCTCCAATCCCCAGTACAGGCGTGGATATGGGAAAGATAGTGTAGCTGGGTTATTTTAGTGAAGAAAATAAGAAGAAAATGAGTATGGTTAAACAACTATATCCTTATGAAACTATAAAAATATATGATAAAACTATATTGAAAAATCTCGGTGTGTTAGATATTGATAAAAAACTAAATATTAAATTACATCTTTATGAAATTAAAAAGAGTAGTTCATACTGATATAGAAAAATCAGGGAAAATACTTTAGGAGATTAAAATGGCAATGTTAAGTGAAAGAGACAAAAGTCTATTACAAGATGAAATTGATAAATTGATATCAAATACTAAATCACTTCAAGAAAGTATTGATTCTGATTTTTTAGAAATAAATAATCTAATGCTAACTGATATTTCATCTAAAAAGTTTGTTGATGAAAAGCATCTTCAAATTTATGAACTTGAAGAAGAATTAAGACTTTGTACAGGAAAAACAGTCATTGGTGCTGTTGAAGAAGACGCATTTGAGATATCTACTAATGAACCAAATGTAAAGGTATTTGTAACAGATGGTCGATTTATAGCTAAAAAGAATGATATTTCTATTGTTGACGTTCCAATTATTGATTCAAGGGCATATATACTGTCATCTGTTGCCGGACCAAATTTTGATATTTGGACTAGAGATAGATATGGGTCAGCTACTTCACAATTTAATGTTCCTGATTCATACATAATTCATGAAGGCAATAACAAAATTAAAATTGTTATTGATGGAATTGAGAAAACAATTCAAATTATTTCGCCTGACATATTAGAAGTTTCAAATGGATCATTAACTGTTGATGCAAGTATTTTAGCTTCTAATTTAAGTTTATCTTTAAATGAAAATTTTGAAAACGCAAGATGCTATTATCACACTATAAATAAATGTTTTACAATTGTTTCAGGAAGTATTGGACCCAATTCCACGGTACAAATTTTAGTAGGAATTGATTCTGATGATATCGCAAGACAAATGAAATTTTCAACTCAAGTTAATATTCCCGGTAGATATGCTAATAACAAACTAACAGTTGTGATTGATAAACTTGAAAAAGAAATTGAAATAACATTTGATATGAGAATACCAATTACATCAAGTTTAGGTCAAGTTATTGATGATTATAGTGCAGACTGGAAGACCAATTTTGATGGACCAATGTTTCCTGCTGAAACAAATAATGGTAAAAAGGTTGCAACACTTATTCAAACTAAACTAAGAGAAATTGGTGAAGGTGGATTTAAAACTGCAGAGTGTATGTATTTTTCAAGTTCAAATAAATTTCTAATTTCTTCAGGAACATTTGGTGAAACATCATCAATTGAAGTTAAACCAAATAGTGATTCAAATAGAGATTTAGCTCCATTTTTAGGATTATTACAGCCAACAGATGTTAAAAATAATGAAAAATCATATAATACATTACAAGAATTGTATAATTATTTGAATAGTAAAACTGTCATTTCTTGTACAAACTTACAAAATCCACATTTTAAATGTTATTCTTTATTAACAATAGAAAATGGAGTATTATTATCAAATATACCTTACGTTTTACAAACAACGTCTGAATATGATAAAGCTTCCATTTTAGAACCACGGTTATATAGTGGTAAATTAAAAATAGATTCATCTAATGATAAAATTGATACAAGTGAAGGAACAAGAACATTACAGCACGGTAGCTTTTCTGAAGGTGAATTATGTGAAATTATTCAAAGTGCACTTAATGTAGGGACAACTTTATTTACTGTAAGTTACAAAAAAAATACTAAAAATTTTGAAATAACAGCATCTGCTTCAGTAACGTTATTATTTAATACAGGAAATAATAAAAGTAAAAGTATAGCAACGTATATCGGATTTTTAAATACATCTGATTTAATAGGCACAACTTTTACAGGTGGACCTATTTCATTTTCAGGAATTGATTTTTTTAGTATGGCTGAAATTCCTCAACTAGTTCCAATGACTTATTTTGGAAATAAACCTCCATATTATTTTGATTCTGCAGTTAAGTCAGAAAGAGATTTATTAAATGCTGAATTAATTCTTTTAAATACAGAAGACAATAGTGGTGGATTAATTAACAATATTAAAACACAAACTGATATATATAATGAATCTAACATTATTGCACTTGAAAATGTATTGACAGAAGAATTAACTTTCATTAATAGTTTAATGATTGCAATTCAAAAGTTAATGTCAAATTATAGTATTATTAGTACAACAGATTCAATTTATACCAATTTAGTTACAGCATATAATAATGCTGAAACTGCTAAAAACAAAATAAATGCTTGTATTGCTTCACATAATTATTTGTTAAACCTGAGATCATCATCAAAAACTTTTATATTTGGAACTGAATTTACAACTGGAGGAGAGGAATCACTAAATATTTCTTTTCCACAATCTAATGGAGATAGATTATACAATTTGACACCAATTGAATTTAAATATGCTGATAATAAATATATTCCTATGAAAAATTTAGATACAATTTACGATAATAATTCATCTTTTAAAATGTTTCTTCAACAAGCATTTAAAATAAAAAGTAATGTGTCTGCAATTTCTGGATATTCAATGTCGGCAACTGATGCAAATGGATTATTTAATATAACTTCAATAAAAAGCAAAGTGAATGTTACAATAGATGGTGATGCAAAGATAATATCTTTAAATTTGGGTACAAACTTGAATGGGCAATCAGTATCTAATGATATACAAAGTAAATTACAAATTATTGGTACTGGTGGATTTACAAATGCAAAATGTTATTGGAATAGATTTGATTGTGTAAATCGTTTTAAAATTGTATCAGGAACTACAGGATTATCTTCAACTGTAGAAATTTCAGATGAAGTTATCGAAGTGAACGCACTTAATAACAAATTTTATTTTGAAGATTCACATACTCAAGTCACGAATCAATCAATTGGAACAGGTAATGGAACAACAGCTGCTTATTCTGGTACACTTAATCCTAGAATTATACCATCTTCAGTATCAATTTCAGCAACAGTTGATGGAGTCGTTAGAACAGTTACTGACAATGGTTCAGGAATATTATCAGGATATGTCACAGGCAGTTCAAATGTAATTAACTATTTAACTGGTAGTTATACTTTCACATTTGCAGGAAATGTTGATATAAGTAGTACTATTACTATTACATATAAATATTATACTTTGAAATTGGCAACTATTGCAAATGGATTGTATAATGGTTTAGGCTTTGCTACTGCAGTTCAAAATTCACTTAATGCTACTAGTTCAGGATATACTTGCACATATTCAGCAATCACAAATAAATTAACATTGACATCCACTCAACCTTATTTCAATTTACGTTTTAATACAGATCCAAGTACAGCAACTATTATTTTAGGCTTTAACAATCAAGATAAAATAGGTTCGCTTTCATATGTTAGTGATAATGACATTGTCCTGTCAGCAGTTGCAGAACTGAACTATTCAACACCAACAAATGATACAGGTCATGTGATAACTGATACTAAGATTACAATAACTGATACATTTATTTCTAGTAAAGTGTATTGGTCAACTGGAAATATTGAACATTTTCATTATGATTTCTCAGTTTATTCTAACATTAAGTCATTAATTGATGTGATTAAAAATGATTTTACTACTGAATATGATATTTCTATTGGTAAAGCTACATTATGGTCAAGAAAAAAAGAAAAATTTCAAATTAATAATGGTGAACAATTTCAAATTAGAGTTAACAATGGGTCAATTCAATCAGTAAATTTTAATTTATCAAGAGCACAATTGTCTTCTGGTTCAAATGCACAAGTTGTGGCAGTCTCAGGTGACACATTAACATTGTCTTTAAATGGTGAAATATCAAGAACAATCACTTTTCCAACACCTACAAGTACAGGATTGGAAACTGCAGCAATGATTCAATCTTTAGTTAGATCATTAATTGCATCAAATTCTGAAAATCAATTAGCATATTCAAATTTTATTTGCACTTATTCTTCAAATTACATTTTAACTAATGGTATTTATGGATCAGGGTCATTTATAAATATATCTGGAGGAACGTTATCTTCAAAATTAAGTTTAACAGGCTCTAGTAATGGATCAGGACCAATTTCAAATAATATGGCTGTAACTGCAGCACAATTGGTGGCTGTTTTAGTTTTTCCAGGGGTAACTATTAGTAGTGATGAATTATTTCTTAAAATACAAGCTAATAATGCTGATGAAAAATTAGAAATTATTTCAAACTCTTTAAGTAATAGAATTGGTTTTTACAATGAAAATTTAATTAGTGAACCATCAAATGAATATACAACAGTTAATTGTAATTCATTAATAAATATTACAGATGAAACAATATCATCTGATTTTATTGTAAATAAAGGTTATGAAAATAGAGGAAATATAACTGCTATATTTTATATTACAGATAATATTAGATTGAATAGTAGATTGACTGACATTATAGAAAGAAAAAATTATTTGTCGACTCGTCAATCTCAAATTACTTCTCGATTATCTGCAATTAATTCTGTTTTATCAATTACTAATTATAGTAATAGGTGGATAGAAGTAATGAAACGATTAAATAAAAAAACGGGTTCATATTTTAAAGTGGGAGATAAACAATTAGCAATTTTAAGAACTCAGCAATCTATAATTGAAAATAATAATAAAATAGCTGAATTGAAAGCAATGTTAGGAGTATAAAATGTCTGACAATGAAAATATGAATACCAATGATGTTTCGTGGGAAAAAACACAAACATTAGGAATTCAAAAAAATATTGCTGAACCTTTATTTGATGCTTTAAAATTAATGTTAGAGCATGAAAAAGAAGAACTAATAAAGCGTTTAAATAATCTTAAACGAATGGGTGTTATTTCTGTTAATACTGCAGAAATGAATAAAAAGCTTCAGGAGATGAAATTTACAAAATGATAACAATATCATCATCAGTCTTAGATTTTGGTGAAGTTTGTAAAAGTAAAAGTGTAACAAAACAAGTTACAGTATTTAATATTGCATCAATCAATGCTACTATAGTTATTAGTAGTACTTCACCAGATTTTGTAGTTGCACCAGAACAATTTGTTTTAGAACCGTACACTTCAAAAACATTTACAGTTCAATATACTGCTAATAATATTGTAAACAATTCAGGACAAATAATTGTATCTTCTAACATAAGTGCTGACGTTATTTGTGAAGTTTCAGCAATAATGAAAGTACCATCTATAAACATATCAACAAATTCAATTAATTTTGGACAAATTGGTATTAATGATTCAAAAACAATAAGTTTAAATATTGAAAATACATCAACTGATGCAATTGCAATAATAAATGCGTCAATTAGTACATATAGTTCTAATTTTTCATGTCCTTCACAAATTGAAATAAGTCCTTTAGAGACAAAACAATTTAATATAACATTTACAATTGAAAACGCAGCTGTACTAAATACAAATTTAACATTGTTAATAAATGATGAAATTGGTACTTACACTATTTCATTAACTGGTCAGGGTGTATATGCTACTTATATGTTAAGTTCTACAGTAATTGATTTTGCTACTAATACAGCTGTTAATAATGAATCTATAATGAATGTAACATTGACCAACACGCATTCTGATGCCAGATTATTAATTAATTCTTTACAATCATCAGATTCATATGTATTTGTTACTGCTGACTCCAATGTTATTGAACCCGGATCAACCTCAAATATAACATTAATTTTTAAACCCGCGTCACCTCAACCTGTTAATTCAACAGTTCAATTTTTTGCAAATACTTCAAATCAGATAATTATAAATGTTACAGGCACAGGAATTTTAGCACCAAAATTAATAGCAAACAAATCAGTTCTTAATTTTGGTACATATTTAGTAAATCAAAATCATCAGCAGACAATCACTTTAAGTAATACTGGAATAATTGATTTACTTATTACTAGTGTGACACTACCAAATACAACTTACACAACTGTTAGTTTATTACAATCATTACCGTTGATTATTCCTGCATTGTCTTCTATTACAATTGATATTATTTTAAATTCAACAAATAATGATTCGATTTCATCACAAATAAATGTTGTCAGTAATTCAATTGATCCTATTTATAGTATCTCTATTTTAGGTGAAGCAAAGTCGCCTGAAATATATGTTGATGTTGATGAATTAGACTTTGGAACAGTTTATGTTAATTCTCCGAAAACAATTCAATTTACTATTTCAAATTTACAAAATGTTGATTTAAATATTTCAATTTTGAATTCACCTCATGTTAGTGTATCATTAACAAATACAACTGTCACTGCAAATTCATCAATAATTTTACAAGCAACTTTTAATTTAAATACAGTTGGTGAAATTAATGAAAATTTAGTGATTAATTCAAATGATGTTTTAAAACCTTCAGTGAATTTACAAATTCATGGTAAAGCTATTAAACTAGATTCAGAATCTCAACTTCCGATTTCAGATAATAATGATGGAGTAAATTTTTTCTATGTGATACCGGAATTTGTTATCATAAATTATATGTCAAAAGCAGTACCAAATATAGTTGAATTAACTATTATTAATAGAAGCTTTACAACTGCTGCAATTGACTCATTTACATTTACTAATTTAGGTGATGCATTAATATCTATATCAAGTAATGATCTTCCTTTTTCTTTAGAACCGGGAGAGTCAAAAGTTATTACTTTTGAGTTCATTTCACAATCTTCAGGTAATTTATCAGGGTATTTGAAATTTAATGCTAGGGTAGGAAATTCATTAGAAGAGGAGATCTATACCACAATAAGATATCAAGGAAATTCTTTTGCACCTGATATTGAAATTTCAACTACATCATTAACTTTTCCAAATACTGCTGTTGGCGAGACACAGTATGAATCATTTGTAATAGCTAATAATAGTGTAAGTGCAGAACTTTCTGTGTCTCTTATAAGTGATAATGAATTATTTCATTTTAAAGAAAAATCAATAGTTAATTTGACTGCTTCAAATTCCAAAATTTTATTGTCAGACAAAAATATTGTACTACAATCTGTAAGTGTAATTGATAATCTTTCAGGTCAAAATTTAATTTTGGGCGATCCAGTGAATACAAATCAATTTTCAGTTAACACTGGATCAGGAGTAATAACAGTTAATTCATCATTAAATGGTCATTTGTTTCAGATACAATATGATTATAAACAAACTGAAATATCATTAATAATCGGTAGACAATCTAGTAAAAATATTGATATAGGATTTTCACCTAAAAATACAGTTACAGAATCTGGAATTATTACAATTACTTCAAATGATGTTGATAATCCTGTGTTAAATGTAAATGTACAAGGATTAGGATTAACAGCAATAACATCTATAATACAAGATAAACCTTTACATACATTTGAAGCAAAAATTAATAATCCAATAATCCAATTATGTGTTTTAAAAAATACTGGAACTGTAAAATTATTTGTATCAAATATTAGTAGTTCGTCAACTAAATTTTTTATTCATCAACAAGTACAAGAATTATTTGATTCAGGAATTGGATTTGAAATTGATCCAAATGAAACTTATAATTTGCCAATAGTATTTAATCCGACCGATGATAGTGAAATTAGTGCTAATTTGATTATTGACAGTAATGCTTCTGATTTAGTTGTTCCTGTTAATGGTCGAGGATTAAAACCAATATTATCAGTTCCGTCTGTAATTGATTTTAGTACAAGTGCAATTAATATTGAAAAGAAAATATCATTAATTGTTAGTAATAATGGAACTGCACAAATGAATGTACAATTAGATTTAGTATCTGATTTCTTTTTTCTTTCACCGTCTGTATTCGCAGTTGAACCAGAATCAACTTATGAAAGTATTATATCATTTAAGCCAAAAGAAATAATTTCATATACCGCAAAAATTAAAATTACTTCTGATGATCCTGAAAATAAAGAAAAAATAATTGATTTGACCGGCACTGGCGCACTAAAACCTGTTATTGAAGTAATTTCTAAATTGGAATTTCCAAAAACAAATGTTAGAGAAACAACACAGTTGACATTGGTTGTTACAAACTCTGGGTCTGAATCATTAGCAATAAGTTCATTATCAGTAACTGATAATCCGCGTGAATTTAATGTTTCATTTGCACCGACGTCTATACAACCATTAACAAGTAGGAATTATGTAATAAAATTCATTCCTTCAAAAGCAGGATTAACAGAAGGAAAAATAAAAATAATTTCAAATGATACTGATAAGTCTCTAGTTGAAATATTACTAAAAGGAGAAGGTTTTCAGCCTAAAGGTGAATGGCAATCATTCAATTTGCAAGATTTAATGCCTGATCCGATTATGTCATTAGCTAATGGTGTTGATAATTTTGTTTCACCTGTTAAAACTATTCTTACATTAATCAAATCAATCTTGAATTTAGTAAAAATATTTTTAGTTGATTCTAATAGTGCACTAGCAACAGTTTTAAAGAAAGTTCAAAGTATAATTAATGATTATGTAAGTGATTTGTCGTCTACAGGAATTTATATTTTGCCTATTTATCCTCGATCAAATTATTATGATCCAAATGTAATTGCTGATAGTGGATTTTCAAAGTATTTAGCAAGTATTGGTGGTGGTTCAGTAGCATTCAAAAAACGAATAATTGATTCTTTTAATGACATTTATGATGGAAATCGACCACAATTTTCACCGTCTGCTAAAGTTGGCGCTTTTATAATAGCAGTAGATTCTGGAAATTTAGTAGATGTTATTTCGGGTATAAGAGCATTACAAAATATATTTAGTGCAACTACTTTTGAACCAGAAATACAAGCTCCATCAAATGTAAATGCTATTGGTGATGATACAAAAATGACTTTAAGATGGCAATTACCTGAATTTATAACATTTAATGTTATGGGATTATTTAATCAAAGAAAAGTAATAGAATTTATTGATGGATTTAATATTTATAGAAGTGAACAATCTGGTCAATTGACAATAGCAACTGAAGATAATCACGAGAAAAAAATAAAAAAAGGTGATGTAATTGATTTTTCAGGAAATGTTGTAAAACCAATAAATGGTGATACTCCTGTTAAATCAAACAATTACTCATATTTATTTAAAAATTTTATTGGCAGAGGTTCTTCAACAGTTCAAAGTTTAGGATTTGACTACACTGATACTGGATTAACTAATAATAAAACATATTATTATGTAGTAAGAACAGTTATGAGTGGATCATCATCGCCTATGAGTCCATTATCAAATGAAGCTGCAGGAATGCCACAAAAAATTGATCCTTTAGAAACTGATTCTTTTTTGAATAGATGTGCAAATTTTAATTGTTTTTTAAGTCAATCTTTAATACAATCAGTAAACATTTTAACAGTTCCAGTTGTAAAATTATTTGACAAAACAGGTTTAATTCAACAGACAAATTCTAGAACTGAGAAAGATAAGATAATTCCTAATGCAGGAATACAACAAGTTAATACATTTACAATAACAATAAGAGATACTAAAATTGATAGTAGTTCAATTTTAATTAGAAATGTGACTGTCGCAAAAGATAGAATTACAAGTAATAAATTAGATATAAACGTTGGACGATTTTATGATGAATCTAGTAAAAAGATTTTAGATTGGGATAATTCAAAAACAGATTTTAATGAAGAGAAAAAGAACTATTTTGAAGAGTTAAATAATACAAAATTATTTTTGGGATACGATTTTACAGTTGTTAAAGATAGAGACAATACAATAATAACTATAAATGACATTTCAAATATTGGTTATAAGCAATCTGATCATATTATTATTGAATATATACAAAGGATATATTTACCTTCATGTTTGTTCTTTAGTACTACTAATGAGTCAGGTCAATTTGATAATCGATTTGATGCAACAAAGTGTCTTAATGGTACTAATAAAGGAATTTGCGAAAAATATATTAATAAATGTTGTGCATATCATAATGGTACAGGTTGTTCAAATACGGGATATACTTATAAAGGTGAAAATAGATGTGTACAAAATTCAGTATTGTTTGATTCTACTTTTTGTCAAAATGGGTCAATGAGTGGAACTGTTAATTATTTAGATAGATCATTAAGAAATGATCCAAATTCATGTATTAAAACTACTGGTGTTTGTGGAGGATATACTTCCATTGATGAACAAATTACAGGAATGTATCCAAATTGGACAAGTTTTTCTATAAAAGCATTAATTCGTCCAATTGAAAATTTTATTGAAAGTTTGAATCAATGGGTTAATAGAGAAATAGATGCAATTCAAAAAGGATCGTCTACAGTTGCTGATTTTATTGATTTATTAAGTAAAAAAATTGAAGCACTTGAAGAATTTATTGATAAATTACAAGAGATAATTAATATTTTTCAAAGTATATTTTCAGCTAATGCTGGATTTCATATTTTAAAAATTGAAGGCGATTCGGGTGGTGTTGAAAGAATTAAAAGTGTTATAACATCCGCAAAAGGTGGACCAAATTCTGGAAGTAATGGATTTACAGCTGGCATTGTTATATTAGTAGGTGGTCCTGATTTTGAAAAGACGTGGCAATTTTTAAAACAGTTATTTTAATTGAAAATTATTCTTCATAATAAAGTGTTTATTGCACGTATACATTTGGAGGAATAAATGGCATTTGATTTTTTGGGTGTGTTTTCTAAAGGTGATATTGAAAATCTTAAAGGGTATTTACAAGGTGAAATTGATAAAATTGATGCGCAAATTAATCATATGATTTTAGAAGAAAATAAGCTACAAAAAACACTTATTTTACTACTAGATTATACTAAAAAAAATAGTATCAAATTTAAAACATATGAAAAAACTTTTTTGCGAACAGAAAATAATCAATTATCAGATGTAGACAAAGATTCGGCAATTTTAGTACAAAGAATAAAACAACCTTATTATTTAAATATTAAAGTTAGAGAAGATTTTGAACATCGAATAAGAAAAATTATGGATAAAATTGAACAAATTCAAGAAAGAGTTCATTTACTTAGAATATCTAAATCAGAATTTAGAATTAATTTTGAGTCAGTGAATTCATTATTTGATAGTTTTCATACACATTTGACTGTTGAAAAAGAGGTTTAGTTAAATGTCATTTGATACAAAATTAACAAGAAAATGCGATCATTGGGTAATTGAAGAAGATCACGTAGTTGAGTCTGATCTTAGAACGATTTATTTAGATCAAGCTGTAAGTAATAATGAAAATTTGATTGTACGAGTTAATGGTGTAAAATGGAATAAATATAACAAAAGTGAAATATTAATAACTGAAAATGTATCTTCACAGATAAATGGTATAAACAATAAATTTGTAGTATCAAAAATTCCAATTTATGATGGATCAAATAAATACAGATTAGCACAAAGAAATATTGATGTAACAGCAATTGTTAAAATTACAGATGAAAATGCCACACCTCAATTTTCATTATCAGGAACTGATAAATTAATAGTGACTCAACATCGACCATTAATTTCAAATTTTAATATTTATTCTGTTCAATTAACGACAAATGATGTTACAGTCGAAGTTGATTCTGGCGCTGGATATCAAATTGTTGAAATTGACCGTATTGAATCAATCTTTGGTAAAATTTTTCTAAAAGATTCACCACCTGTAGACTCAAATATAAAAGTTTCTTATAATTATAAATCAAGAATTATGTCTTTTAATGCTGATTCAGGCATGATTGAAGTTCGTGAGATACCAAAAATTGGCGAAGAAATTGAAATTTCATATTATTGCTTAGTAAATGATGGTTGGATAATTCAAAATAATGATGAATTTAAAACTAGTAAAATTGTATTTGATAGACATAAACAAACAAATCATATTTTAATAACAAATGAAAATGTGTCAAATCAATTTATTGGTATACCAAATAAAACAAAATTTACAACTAAAAATAAAAATTTAATACCAACTAGAGCAAAACCTAATCAAAATATTCAAGTTTTACCATCACATATTATAATTTTATGTAATGGTCTTAAAATTTATCCTGTAAATATTGATGCTAAAAATGGAATTATTGATTTAGGATTTACACCTAAAAAAAATGATAATATTACTATTACATATCATTATAGATCAGAACAATCATCAGACCTTATTTCGGTAGATTATTTAGTTTCCATTAATAAATGTAGAAAATGTAAGAGAACAGGTCAAGTAAATGATCTAGATTATGATAAACTTGGTGAAGTTATAATTGTGCAAAAAGAACAAAAAATGTTGCAAGATCTTTTAAAAATGACATTAGCAATAAAAGGGTCAAATAAGGCACATCCTTGGCGAGGAACATCTTTAATGTCATTTTTAGGGACAACTAGATTATCTAATTATTATGAAACTAAGTTTAAAGGTGAATTAATTGAACTTGGAGAAAAAATAAAAGATCTTCAAACACAACAATCACAATATCAGCAAGTTGACAATGAGGAATTTTTAAGTTTTTTAGATAATATTACAGTTAAACAAAGTACAATTGATCCAAATTTTTATGAAATAAATGCTGATGTAATTTCGCAAGCAGGAACAAGTGTACCATTTGATACATCTTTATATTTTAGTAAACCATTGATTGAAAAGGAAAATATATATGGCTAGACCTTCACAGCCAACAGGTATTTCAACAGAAGCATCTGGAAATCAAGTTATAATTCGTTGGATGGGTAATCCAGAACCTGATATAAAGGGATATAATATTTACAATTCTACAACATCAGGTGGTGGTAGTAGCGGGTACATTAAATTAAATAATGAATTAATCACTATTTATAGTGAACTACGCGATAATGTAATCAGCAGTGATGAGTCTATTGAATTAATTGGCGGACAAAGAAAAACAACTTTAATTGAAAATATTGAAGAAGTTCAAATTTTTTCTTATACTCACAGAGAACTTCTTGATTCAAAAATTCAATATTATGTGATAACAGCTGTAAATAATAATGAAGAAGAAAGTTTACAATCAATTGAAATATGGGATAAACCTTTAATTTTAACAACTAATATAGTAGAATTTCCTGTAAGAACTTCAAGTGATGTCGCAAGAACTTCAATTGATCGTATTTTAGAAAAGCATCCAAATATTGATGTTAAGCCCGGAACAATGACCCGTGATCTTCATATTGATCCTTATGCATCTGAATTTGGACATTTATATATATATATTGATTTTTTATCAAGATCACAATCATTTATTACATTATTACAAATAGATGATCCAGAAAATACAGGTGTATCAATAACAATATCAAAATCTGTTTACAAACAAAAATTACAATTAGCAGTAGATTTAAATGATCAAGACACACAAAATTTAATTAATTTAGCATTTGACAAGCTTGCAAATAATTATCAAGTGTTTCGAAAAAATGCAACTTCTTCTACAGGAGAAGTTATATTTTATGCAACAATTCGACCATTAGCCACTATAACAATTCCTTCAGGAACAATTATATCAACAAATGCAACATCAACAAAAACTGCAATAAATTTTCAAACAATTACTGATGCACAAATGTTAATCAATTCAATCGAAGAATATTATAATCCAGCAACACAAAGATATGAAGTAATAATTCCTGTAGAATCAATTGAAACAGGCGAAATTACAAATGTTGCTTCGGGAACAATTGTAAACTCAACTTTAACAGATTTACAAGTTGCAAATGTTTCACCCACTAGAAATGGTCAAAATATTGAAAGCAATAGAAGTTTAACTAATAGAGCAATATTAGCATTTACGAATTTAGATGTTGGTACTCGTGATGGTTATTTAAGAACTGCAATTGAAATACAATATGTAGAAGATGTTTTAGTTGTAGATGCTGGACATCCATTAATGCAGCGTGATTATGATTATTTTAGACATATGCATGTCTTTGGAAAAGTTGATGTATTTTTTAAAGGCAATGTCAATATGACGAACACAGAAACATTTGGTTTTTTGTTTAGAGGAAGTTATAGAGAAAATGTACAGATAAATAATGTGAATGATCAAAGAATTACAATTGTGAATACTGAAATAACTGAAAGCACACCAGTGTATTTAATACAAGAAGTAATAAATGTACAAAAAGCTGATTCTTATGATTTAAGCGGTAATTATACATTGTATAAAAATGCTGTCGAATTAGTTAAAAGTACATATTCACTTAATTTAATTACTGGACAAATACTTTTAAATTATCCTTTAAGTATTGGAGACAATGTTGTCGCAGATTATGAATACAAAGTTTTAGTAGATAATGAAGATGTATTAACAGCTGCAGGCGGAGGTGAAATATTTGTCAATTTAGATATACCATCTACTACTAATAAACCTGTTGATATATTTAGTGAAACAATAAATATTTATAGATCATCAAGTTTCTCTATTGATGCATCTACAAATATATTAACAATTTTGCCTGAACATATTTTTCATACAGGCGATATTGTTAAAATTTCAAGTACTGATATATTGCCAAGTCCTTTACTTGAAAATACTGATTATTATGTGATAAAAATTTCAAATATCGAGATTAAATTAGCATCATCAAAAAGTAATGCTTATAGTGGTATTGAAATCAATGTTATTACATCAGGCATTGGATCATTAAGTATTTTTCCATCTGATAAAATTAAATTAATACATGAAACAGATTATACAATTGACTATAGTACTGGTAAAGTATCATTTTCTTTTTCAGTATTTCCAACAGGATTATTTCCAAATGATTCAATTATTGCTAGTTATTATTATGTTGAGTCTATCATAAGTGAAACTGTAATTAGTAGTGCTATAGGTGATGAAACAGAATTAGAATTAAATCATGGTAATATTATTGAATCATTTGTGATTGAACCAAATGGAAAAACTATTAATCTTAATGAAAGAAATAAAATTAATAGTAGTATTGGAATGCAAATGTCTGATACTATAAGAATAACTTATAAATTTAGAAAAGCTAATTCAATTGTATTGACAAATCAACCTGCAAATGAAATTGTTTCTGTGATAACATCTGATGGAACTCAATTAATTGAAAACCAGCATTATGTGTTTAACAAAGCAGATGATATTTTGAGAGAAGGTAATTCATCATATGCAATTAGAAATATTGAATTAAAATATGATATCAATTCTAATTTGCCGCAAGGATTAATGCTTTCATATGAAGAACAAGTTAATGTAATTTCAACTGAAACAAAGCAGTTGGCAAAAAAAGGAATTGACATTAATACTGTTGTTGTTTTAAATTCTGATAAATCAATTATATTTACAGTAAATAATGATTTCATACTTACAGAACCTTCATCTGCATTTGAATATATGACAATACAAAGAGCATTAGGCTCTATAATTCCTGATGGGACAATGATTTATGTTCAATATCAATATGGTGAACCAATAACAGTATCATATAATGTAAATTCTTTAATTCATATTATACAAGATAAAATAGATAAAAAGCGGCATTTAACTGCTGATGTTTTGGTTAAATCAGCGAATAAAATTGATGTTGATTTAGAATTTTCTGTCAAATTGAAAAAAGGTGTTAATGGACCATCAATAAAAAATCAATTGTCAACTGAATTATACGCAATTTTTAATCAGAAAAAAATGGGTGAAAGAATTAACCAAAGTGATATTATAAGAATAATTGATAATAATAATGGTGTTGATTATGTGATACTACCATTAACAAAAATGGCGGTATCAGATAATGCTCATATTGCTTATGATAATTTACCAAAATCAACACCATGGACTGTTCATGAGACTAATATAGTAGATTGTTATAAAAGTTTACCTAATGTTTTAAGATATAAAACATTAGGTAATACTAGTGATGATTCCAAATTTTGGCGTGTAAGTCAAGGAGATGAAGAATTAGAATTGGTAGAGTCAATTAATGCTGTTTCACAAGGATTAGGAAGAGCTTATATTGATAGTGATGGTGCAATCTATATCTCTACATTTGAAAATGTCCATCCATCAAGTTATTTGATAACTGTTGCTTATAATGTAGTAGGCGAAACAGGAGCGAATGACATTGTGATAACTGATTTAGATTATTTAAATTTAAAATCTTTAATTATTCATACAATATCATAAGAGGATGAAATTTTGGCACTGTCTCCAATAACTGAAAGTAATATCTCGACTCAGTGGTCAACTAATTTTTCAGCGGTTATTTTGACGACTAGTGAGCCATGTGTAACATATTATACAATTGATGGTTCTGATCCTACAACTTCATTAACACGAAGACTGTATGTTGATCCATTTATCATTAAAGATGAAGGAATAACAATTGTAAAATATTATTCAATTAGCATTAATTCAAGTTTAGCAAATACTGTACAAACAGAATTATTAAAAATAGATAGTATTCCTCCTATTACTGTAATGATACCAAGTATTTCACCTGATGGTGAAAATGGTTGGTACATAACTTTACCAACAATTTCATTAACATCATTTGATAGTGTTTCAAATGTAAAAAATATCTTTTATGCTTGGAATGGACAATCATTTTTAGAATATTCTTCATCATTCACTGTTCCAGGCGAAGGAATTCATTATTTGCAAGTCTATGCAATAGATAATGCAAATAATAAAGAAGCAGTTCAAACATTTATATTTAAAATAGATGTCGATGCACCAACAACAGCTATTAAAGTGCCATTAACAGTTTCAAGAACAAAGACACAAATAGTTTTTGTTCCATCTGATAAATCATCAGGTCATTCAAAAACATATTATACTATTGATGGAACTACACCAACAATAAATTCAAAAAATGGATTATCATTTGAAATTAAAGACACTGGTGTTTATACTGTAAAATATTTTTCAATTGACAATGCAGGAAATATTGAACCTGTAAAAGAATCAATTCCTTTTAGAGTAGAAATTGAATCAAGTTCATTAGAAATTTTATTAACTGAAAGTTTTCCAATTAATGGTAATAATGGTTGGTATAGATCATCTCCTTTAATTGGATTAATGAATTCAAAACCTCATTTAATTACAAAAATTCAATATAAAATTGCGCCAAGTAATAAACCGACAACTGCAGTTTATACAAGTACTATAAACATTACAAATGAAATTGATTTATCAAATGGATCTTTCATTGCATTAGAAATTGATCAGTCAGGTCAACCAGTTGTTATAAATATACGAGGTACAAATGTTGCTAAGACGACATTACAAGATATTATACAAAAGATAAATAATACTTATGGCGAAGATATTGCAAAAGAAACAAATAGTAATGGATTGACTGGTACAGGTTATATTACAATTACTTCACCAACTGCTGGAATTGGGTTATCAACATCTGAAGTTAAATTTGTAAGTCCAGGATCAAATGATGCAACTGAAGTTGTATTTGGTTTAGATATAGATAATTATCCTCATATTTTTACTGAAAATTATTTATATGAAGACTATACAACACCATTTTTATTACCAGGTGACGGACTGTGGAAAGTTGATGCTAAAGCAATTATAGAACAAGATGAAATTGCTGAGTTAACAAAAGAATATAGCATTGACAGTACTGACCCTGTTACAGTAATTTCAATTAATCCTGAACCTAATGATAGAGGATATTATACATCTTCGCCTAATATCATTTTGTCATCTGAAGATAATGTTTCTGAAATTTACAAAATTATATATCAATTTGATGAAGATCCAATGCTAGTGTATCATCCAGAGGATGGTGCAATTCAGCTTCCTAATTGGTCAAAAATTATTCGTTTAACATATTTTGCTGTTGATAAAGCAGGTAATGTAGAATCTCCACATTATGCGTATTTTGATTATGATTTTACGGCGCCAGTAACAGTAATTGATACAAATTCAATTAATAATGATCCTTCAAATATTACTGATTTATTAGTTTCACCTGCTAGAATAGTAGAATATAATGTTGTTACGCAGCAATACGAATTTAATTTACTAACAGAAACTTTAAGAAAAAGATTATTGACATTTAATAACTGGAATGATGCAAAAAATTATGTTGACTCTATTTCTAGAGATATAACGCCGATTCCATTTATTGTTGATTTACTTAATAATAATCTTGTAGTATCAAATCATAGCTTACAAAATGGTGATGTAATAAAAGTTGATACAAATGATTTATTACCTCATCCATTTATGAATAATAGATATTATTATGTTATTGTTATTTCTTCAAGTATATTAAAGTTAGCTGATACATATGAAAATACGATTACTAATAATCCAATAACTATTAATGCTATTGGTAGTGGAAATAATGTAATTTTGCCACAAACGCCTGATATTATTTCATTTTCGCCAATATCATTTTATTTAAAAGCTGAAGATGATAGAGAATTTACAATAGAAAACGAAGAAGTATTAAAAGACGAAACTAAAAAAGAAATAACTATTGTAAATAAATATTTGAAATCTGTTATTCAAGTAAGAAATATAACTCAATCTGTAACATTAAATGTAAATTATTTTACTAAAGATAAAATATATACAGTTGAATCTTTTTTAGATACAGATGAAATTGTAGTCGATTATACATATACTACAATTAATAAGGTTTACTACACTACAAATGGTATACAACCAACTGACCAATCTTCTGAAGGAATAAAAATTGACTTAATCAATAGTAATTTTTATACTTTAAAATGGTTTTCAGAAGATAATGCAGGTAATATAGAATCTATCAAAACGTTTGCTGCAAATATTTTGATTGTTAATAGATCACCATTAATTAATACTAAAATTGTTAAAAGTTCAAATATTAATGAAGAATTTAATCCTAATGGTGATAATGGTTGGTACAAATTAGATGTTAATGATGAATCTTTACGACCAGCGATTGAAGTTAAATTTTCAAGTCCTGATGTATACGTTTTTAATGAAGATTCGAATTATATTGGTCATACAGGATCTGGACCATATACAGTTCAATTACGAGTTCTTAAAGTAAATACAACATATGAATCATTGACAAACGTAATTAGAATTAGAAATGTTACTAAAAATGAAAATTATTCATTGGTATCATTTTTGCAAGCAGACATAGTTGCATCAGCAAGTATTTTGCCTGATATAAATGATATATTCGAAATTGATTATACATTAGCAACATTACAAAGTACTGTACCATCATCAAAAATTATTAAAATTGGTGATCCTGAAAATCCAGATGAAATAGTTGATTTTTCATCAGCAGTACATTCTTATTATAAAATTCCATATGATATTCAAGGTGAAAAAGAAATTACAGTTTTTATTAGAGATAGATTAAATTTGTCTAGTATAAATAATGTAATTCCTCAGCTTGGTAATGGTAACATTTTAAAATTAGATACTTTTGCACCAATAACAAATGATAATGTTTCACCTGGATGGGTTTCAACAGATGTAAATGTTATTTTACAATCTAGAGATTATGATATATTACCAAATGGACAAGAACCATCAAATGTAGCAAGAATATTTTATAGTACTGATGGAACATTTCCAAATACAATTTCAGTTATTGGTTCTAGTGCTCAAATAAGAATTTCAAATACTGGTCAATATATTGTTAGATATAGAGCAATTGATTTTGCCGGAAATAATGAAGAAGTAAAACAGTCTACAATTATACAAATTGATAAACAAGCTCCAACAACGTTTATATCAGTTATTCCTCCTGATGGAAATAATGGTTGGTATAGATCATCTCCGTCAATAGTTTTAGTGGCAAATGATTTACATTCAGGCGTACTAAAAACATATTACAAATGGAATAACGAATCATTTGATGAATATACTGGGTCATTATTAATTCCTTCACAAGGAATACATACACTTTATTTTTATAGTATTGACAATGTAAATAATATTGAAGAAGTTAAATCTTTTATATTTAAGTTAGATTCAGCACCACCAGTATCTAATGATAATATAGTAGATGACTGGACAAATGATAATATAATTGTTATCACTTTGTCTGATAATGCATCAGGTTCTTATAGAACATATTTTACTTTAGCTCTTGAGGGAGATCTTTTACCTGATCCTGACTTTACTTCACCATATACTGAAAATGGAAGAATATTTGTTTCAACTAGTGGCATTTACAATTTAAAATATTTTTCAGTCGATTTTGCAGGAAATATTGAAGATGTAAAGACTGCATTACATCTATTACATTTAGATTTGACAAGACCACAAGTTAGTTCTGTATCACCTGCAGATATGATATTTACTAATGAGACGCATTTAATAGTTAATTTTACTGATAGTTTTTCAGGAATTGATGTTAATTCAGTTAGAATTTTAGTTGATGATATTGAATATTCAACTAATAAAAATTCTTCACTATTTTCATATTCTGGCAATCTTCAAAGCTTTCAAGTTGCTGTTGGTCCTATTAGTATAATTCCAAATTTTGAACAACTTGAAGATTTTGTAGTATATGCAAGCGATTTAGCAGGTAATACACTTGAACCTGTAGTAATAAAAGTAAATTTGCCTGATATTGGTGGTCCATATTTAAAAGGATTCTGGCCAAGAGACGGCGCAGTTGACGTTTCAAGAGATACTAATATTATGTTTTTCATCAATGACGATGAATCAGGCGTTGATATTCGTACACTTAAAATGTCAATTGCAAATGTAGATTATAAAATTAATACCATTAATGTAATGACAATAACTTACACAGGCGCAAATACTGATATTGTACAATTAAATATTCAGGATTATAATTTGTCAATTACAGTCAATGGAGTGATTGTTACATTAATAAATTTTACACATTATGATTATGAAACTATTAAAAAGGTAAGTTTGCATATTAATTCATTGTTGAATTTTGAATCAACAATGATTGATAAAAATTATGATCAAATACCAAGTATTGATTTAGCACCTGTCTATTCTGTTCCTATTAACATGTCAACAACATTAGCAGTTGCTAAATTTGAAGATAACATTAATGTGTCATTTATGCCTCGAAGTAATGGATATTTAGTTGCAGTAACACCAAATGAAACATTTGAAAATAATTTTATAGTAAAAGTTTCGATTGATGCAGCAGATTTTTTAGGCAAAGTCATGCCTACTGAAAAATATTTTTTTACTTGTAAAGACATTGTTACTCCACCACGATCAATTCAAAATGAATGGTATCAAAAACATACAAATATAGTAAATCGTATTAGAGAAAATTTAGAAAGTACATATAATAAAAATACAGATTCAACTATTTTTCATACATATTTTAAAAATCTTGCATTAGAAATTTCAAAGTCAATGCAATTAACAGAAGATTATCGAGATAATTTATATTTTAGAGATTCAAAAAATACTATTAGACCTGAACTTTTATATCAAAATTTAGGATATTTACTTAAGACAGGACCACGTGAAGAATTTTCTCATGGAAGATACAAAGAAATATTATTGACCTTAATGCAAATGTTTTTTAAAGGATCGACTAAAGATAGTTTGCTTGAAGGGTTAGCAATATTTTTAGATGTTAAATCAATATCAATATCAGAAGATTATTTAAATGATAGATCTACATTATCTATTAAAGAACATACAGATAAAATTGAACAACAATTTATGTTTTCCCTTGATGTTGATATTGGTAATGAACCATTAAAAAATTGGGATGACTTTAATGAAAGTATTCAAACAGCATTAACATTAGTTAAGCCTGCACATACATTCTTTTTAGTAAGATATTTATTTTCTGAAGTTGTTAGAACTAAAGATATTGTAGATGAAATTGCAAAATGGCATTTTACTTATTATGGTTATGAAGATGTTCGAACAAATTGTGCAGATAAATATAAAATTGCTGAAATAATTACTGAAGATATTTCAAATCAATTTAATGGCACTAATAATTGTTGTACAGCTTTTTACAAACCTATTTTAAGTTGGGATGAATCAACAATAACAAGTGATCCAGCTGATATTACATTACAGGTTTGGAGAGACATTAACACTTTTACTGATGAATTTGATAACTTCAATACTGCTTATTGGAATGGCTATGCTACAGTGTCTGATGGTTATTTAAAAGATACAAATAATAATTATGTGTCAATATATCAGCATTTGGCAAAACCTTCAGTATTTGATCCTGTTGAAGTTGAAATGACAATAACTTTTAAATTTCAACAAAATACTGATTATGCTACAGATATACCAATATTTTTAGTAGGATCTGAAAATTCAAATCATATATTAATTAAATGGCAACAATTTAATTCGCCTCAAGAAATACAACATAAGCATGCAGTCATTATTGATGGAGTAATTAATTCACTTAATATTACAAATTTTGGGTCAAATATTTTATTTATTAATGAAAATCATGATGTACAAACAGATTTACTTTTAAATATAAGATTTTTTGAAAATAGAGTATTCATTTTAATCAATAATGTTTTAGTTTGTGATGGATATTATAGTTTAAGCCAGAATTTTAATAATTACAATTTAAGAACATTTGATGCAGGCGCATTTAGTTATTCATGGATTGATACATTTAAAATTTCAGGAAAATTTTTTAGTGATACAATTGATATTATATCGGTTGATGGTTTTTCTGGAAAAATATGCTTAAGTAGAAATCCTTTGCCTGATGAAACAGTACAAATTATCTATAAGTTTAATAAATTCGTGATTTATCGAGAACTTGGTTTTTATTTAAATACGTATACTCAAACTGCAGGAAGTTTTGATTTAATACAACCGTATTTATTAAACCAAATGGGATTATCAAAAACGATTATCATTGATTATTTGACTCCTGAACAAATGCATGCACATGCATGTGAAACAGGAATTTTTATTGACGTACATTATGGAATAATGCATGAAGATAAATATGAGTTACAATCAGAACAAATAAATCAGTATATAAACGATTTTGAACAAGAAGATGTCGATTTAGACATACGAGAAAAATTCAGTATTGCAACAAACGTTAATGAACAAGCTGATTTTAATATTAAAGAATGTTTTGCAAATGTAAAAACAAATATATCAGAATTTGTAAATATATTTGAAAAACAAATTGATTCTGCGATTGCAGTTGAAACAGTAGGACCAAATGTGATTTTTTTAACAAATACTGCAACATCAATTACTAATTCATCAATTGACTTATTATTCTTTTGGATTGAACGAGAATTTGGGGGATTTTAAATGAAACAGACTAAGACTAAAAATAGACCTTTACGTGAAAATTATAAACATCGTAAAGGATCTGAAGATGATAGAATACAAGTAGAAGCTGCAATTGGTATTATGAAAAATAAAGATGGAACAATTGAAAAACGAAAATTTTGATTATATATTAGGAGGAAATCATGTTAATTGAAATGCCAAAAATAATAATAGCACGAGGCGACATATTTGCTACAATGAAACATAAAAATGGATCAATCGAAAAGCGAGTGATGCATAATGTTATTGTAGATGTTGCTTCAGAATTAATGGCTGAAAGAATGAAAGAAGATGATGGTAATGCATCAAATGGTATAATGATTTTAGCAATGGGTACAGGAGATCCTGGTTGGGATTTACAAAACCCGCCTGTGGCGACATCAGCTCAAGTACAATTAGTAAATGAGTTGGAAAGAAAAACTTTTAATCGATCTTACTACGTTGACGCTGGTGGAAATGAATCTGCAATTAGAACAAATATAGTTGATTTTGAAGTTACGTATGAAGAAACTGAAGCTGTAGGCGCTTTAGTTGAAATGGGATTATTTGGTGGCAGTGGATCAACAGCACCTAACGGTGGAACGATGTTCAATTATCATACATTTCCCGTTTGGAATAAACCTTCCACATCAGTTTTGACACTAGTGTGGCGATTAACGTTCTAACTCAATTTTTATACTTTAGTTTATAAACGAGCATTTATTAATAAATGCTCGTTTTTTATTTTAGAGAGATTTTAGTATGAAAATTATGTCAGATGAACAAAAATTAAAAATAGCTGAAAGTGTTAAAAAAACAAAAACTAAAAATCGAAATAAAACTTTACAACGAAGATTACAAAAGAAAATTAATGAAAAATTAAAGTTAGAAGATTTTATTGTTTGTCCTTTATGTTTAAAAGAGACAAATAATGAGATTTTATCTAGAATTAAATTGATAACAAAAAGTCATTTATTGAAACATGATTATACATTTGAACAATTTAAACGTGAGTTTCCAAATTTTCAAACAGCAACAAATTCAATAAAAAACAATCAATCTTCAAAATTGTCGGGTCAAAATCATTTTAATTATGGTAAAAAATTATCATCTGAAACAAAACAAAAAATTGTATCTAGTGTAGTAAATCATAATTTATCTATTACTAAAAAATGTGAAAAGTGTGGTAAACCAATAATAAGTGAATATGATTTATGTAAAAAATGCAGAAAACAAAAATATTTGAATGAAGATACAAATGATTTGGTTTATTGTAGGATATGTCATATTGTTAAAAAAGATTTAAGTCAACACATTAAACAAGAACACAAATTAACAATTAAACAGTATAAATCATTGTTTGAAGCTGAAGTTTATTCAAAAGAATATAGAAAACGAATTAGTAAATTTAGACATGATAATGTATTATCAGAAGAACAGAAACAAAAAATACGACAATCGATGATTGAACTACACAAAACTCAAATAATAGAAAAGATTGAATGGGAAGATAAATTTAATATTGATGATTGGAAAGAGTATACTGAAACAGATACTTCACAATTAATTGACACTGATGATTATACATATTGTAGAATTTGTTTAAAGAAAATGAATCAAATATCACCACAGCATTTATATCAACATAAGTTAACATCATCAATGTATATGAGATTATTTCCACAGTCAATTATAATTCCTAAAAATGTTACTACTAAACTCACATTAAAATCTTTACAAACAAAGAAAGATCGTAATATAGTGATAGGTCAGAATTGGGGTTATGGTGGATATCGAAAAGATATTGGTCATTATGTTAGAAGTATGGTTGAAGCTAATTTTTGTAGAATATTACTGTTAAATAATGTACGATATGAGTATGAGCCACAAATTTTTAAATTAAAAAATCAAGAATTTTTAGTATATATTCCTGATTTAAAATTGATTGATAGTTTTAAAAATTGGGATGTTAATACATATATTGAGTTAAAAAGAAATATTCATGAAGAAGATGAAAAAAAGATTAAGTGTTTTCTTGCAGAATATCCATTTGTTAATATGATTATAGTTGAACAACGATCACAGATTTGGCGACAGATGCAAAGTGAATATCAGAAACTACTGCCATTATGGGAAGATAAATATCAGAATATAAAAGTTACTCCTGAGTTGTATAAGTAGTGTGTTAATGTATTTTTATTTTATAAGGAAGTAATAATAAGAGAGCTAATAATATGTGAATGAATAAGGAAATATGCATGAATCATTTTAATTTGATACAAAATGAATTTTTTAAATTAGCCGCCAAGCAGCCAACAGAAAAGAAGAGTCCATCAAAAAATGATAAAACTTGGAGTAAATTTTTTGAATCAATGGGGCATATTGAAGTTCCTAATCCTGATCCAAAAAGAAAACGTGATAAAATAAAAGTTACATCTTTACGAGGGTCGGCAGCTGATACTCCAAAAGGTAAATTATTACGTGAAATTTATAATAAGTGGAAAGGTTCAGGTTCAAGTGCTGTCAAAGATCATGTTAAATCACTGCATACAAAACGTGATTTACAAAAACAAAAAGATGAAATTAAATCTTTAAAACAGCAATTAAAAGATAAAAAAGAAAAAACAGAGTCAAAACAAAAAATAAAAGAGAAAATTGAATCAAAAAAGAAAACTATTATACAACCAAATGAAAAATCAGATCATGAAAATGTTGTTATCACAAATAAATTAAATGATCAATACAATGAAGCATTAACAACTGCTAAAACAAATGCTTCAAAATTGCATGGTTCAGTTGATATTTTAGGTGATATACCTAAACCATCTGCATCACAGGATATAGAGCTATCAAACACAGCTAATAATATAAATGATTCTTTAAATAAATTAGGTATTAAGGCAAGTATTTCTGATGTGACTGCAGGTCCTGTATTTTCTACATATCATGTAAAATTTGATGTTAAAGATATGAAGAAGATTCAAAATAGTGGTGAAGAAATTGGATTTATATTAGGTAAGCCTGTTAATGTTAGAATTAATAGAGAAAAACATACGGCAGATATAGAAATGCAAAATGATACTAGAAGTTCTGTAATGATGAAAGAACTTGTTACTAGTAATAAATTTGTGAATAAAGCAGCTAATCCAAAAACTATGCCTATTATTTTAGGAAAGGATAAAGATGGAGAACCGGAAATAGTTGACTTAAGTGATTCAATGACTCCACATGCATTAATTGTAGGTCAAACTGGTGCAGGAAAGTCAGTATTGTTACATCAAATAATTTCTTCAGTATTATATGGTAAAGATAAAAAAGAAGCTCAACTTATATTGTTGGATCCAAAAGGTGGTGCTGAGTTTGGTGGATATGACGGGTCTGAGAATTTAGCTGAACCTGTTGCAAAAAATCCTAAAAGTTCTTTAGCTGCTATTGCTAGATTACATAAGGATATGGAAAATCGATATAAGCTTTTTGGTAAAGTTGGCGTTAGCAATATTAATGATTTTAATGAACTTGTGACTAAAAATCCTGATAACCTTTCAGAAAGTGAAAGGTTATCATTAGCAAATTTAAATGACAGTGAAAAGAAGCCTATACCTAAAAAGGTTTTAATTGCTGATGAATTATCAGATTTAATGAGTAATGATGATACTAGACGTGAAATGATAAATCATATTAATGCTTTAGGTAGAAAAGCAAGAGCATCAGGCATTCATATGGTTTTAGCAACTCAGTTTCCAAGTAAACGAGTGATACCAACAGAAATACAAGCAAATTTACCACTTAAAACTATTATGAAAATGGATTCTAGTGATGGTGCAAAATATGTTGAAACTCCTGGTGCTGAAAATTTACTAGGTAAAGGAGACATGATAGTAAAAGCTCCCGGTGGTGATAAACGTGTGCAATCTGGCTTTATTAAAGATACAAAGGCAATTGCATCAGAATTTGGTGGAACGGGTAAAGAAAAACAAGTTGAACAATCTAAAAAAAATGAGTTGGAAGAAAAGTCGCAACAAAAAATTGAAAATAGTATAGAATTAGATCAAGAATCAGATTCAGATTCTGACTTAACTAACGCTTTTCAATCAAGCTTATCTAAATTACGAAAAAAATTAGATGATCAAAAAGTAAAAATAGAACAAGTACTAGCTGATGCTAAACAAAGGCAAAATGATATTCAGAAACGATTAAAAGAAACTCAACAATTGGAAGATGATGAATCTGAATCTGAAGTACAAAACGAAGCATTACAATCAAAAAGACAATCTCCAGATTTTGAAAAATCTAAAGAAATAGAAAAAGAATTAGAACCAAAAGTAGACACTAATAAAGAAATGTTAGTATCTCCTAAAGGTGAAATTATAGAACCAGAAGTAAATATTGATACACCAAATGTAAATTTACCTAAAGAAAATGATGATTTTACTAAATCTGATCTTCAGAATGAAATTGATGAATTAACAAAAACTGTTCCAGTAAATGACATTAATAAATCTGAAGAAATTCAAGCAAAGAAAAATAATTTACTTGAGAAATTGAAAAAGGTTTTTAACAGAAAAAAATAAGATTAAAAAACTGGGAGTGAAAATCAATGTCATCAAATACTCTTGATTATGGATATAAAGCTGAAGTTTCTAGAACGCTTCAACCAGGTGATAGATCGTTTGACACTATTTTATGGCAACAAGGTAAACCACCACTTGATTCGGAATTAAATTTACAATTTGATATTATTTCTGAAAAAGTTAGATCTTATATTGAAAGTCAATGTCAAAGTGGTTTTATTAATTTGTCATCTTATCAGTTTGAACCATTGACATTGTCAAATCAGTTTAAAATGTCAAAATGTATTGCTTTAATCAATGGTTGGCAAATAAATGTAAATGGATTTGGTTCAGAAAGTATTAAACTTAATCCTGCCTTTGTTGGAAACGGTGCGCAAAGATGGGATTTTGTATTTTTAGAAGTTTGGAAAACAATTATATCAGGCAATTCTATTGAAAATAAACCTGCAGCCAATACTGTTTATCGTGATGGTAATGTACAAAATTTAATTTCTATTATGCCAGATGATATCATTGATCAAGTTGTAAATCTAGAAACAACTAAACGAGTTCAAATTCAATATAGAATAAGAATTCAAGAAGATGTTGAATCTCCAAATTCGCAAAATTCAAATTTGTTTGATTCATCTACTTTTGCAAGAGGTGGTGCAAATTTACCTGTTGATCCTTATGTTTTCACAAATCAAGGAATCACTGCTAATGATTATGGATTATGGAAAGCAGGTAATGGTGATAATGCATCAAGAGCTCAGCTAAATACAGTTGATGGTTTTGTATACGCAATTCCTTTAGCATTTGTTTTTAGACGGTCACAATCACCATATATTGATGAAGATATTGATGGAAAATTTGCATCTAATACACAAATTTCTTCAGGCATTTCTGATAGAATTGACGGGTTATTTTATGATTCAGTTGATGAAAATGATGTGATTGATTTACGTCATAAAACAATTTTGAATGATCAAATTGACTATACATATTTATTTAAATCATCAATTCAAGATCTATTAACAGGTAAAAATTTATATAATAAACCTATAGATATTAAATATGAAGCTGTAAGTGATGTTGCGATTTCTGGGTATACTATTCTTAATGGAAATAATATTTGTGATGGCATAAGATCAGCATGGTCTGATTTAGCTGTTGCGATAACTTCACATGTGATTAGAATTAATATTGGAGATGTTGATACAAATAGAGATTATCATACTAGTAGAGCTTCAGGCAATTGGCAAATTGGTGATACAATTACAATCAAAGTTCCAAATGGATCTCCAAGTGGAAGTGTCATTTTAGGTACAAATGATAGCACCACAACAACAAAGCCATTTGTATTTAGAAATCAAAATGGTTTACTTGACATTATGGGTTCATGGGCAGGCATTGGTACTAATATTGCAATATTTACGATTGATGAAAATATTGGTAATCAACAATTGTGGATTTGTTATGATATACAATATCCTTCAAATCAAGGATTATCTTATATTCCTGAAGAAATTTTAAAATTAGATTATACTAATATTGCGGCATTTCCAATTTTACAATCAGCATATACTGCACATACTGGAATTGTACGTGTCGGAACTAATTTATTAAATCAATCTTTAGCAGTGTCGCGTGAATCAAAACAATTATATTACAGTCATATAAGTAATTTTAATAATTATGCTTCTAATTTTGAAATTAAAAAAAGAAATAAAGAAATCAATATAACTCCTATTATTTCAACAACAACAACAGTTGGCGGCGGCACTAGAACAATGTCTGTCAAAAATTACAATTCAGTCAACAGACGATTATCTTTACCATTTAAAACAAACAAAATTTGGTTTATTAGAGGTGTTTATACAGATCAAACAGGCGGAAATGAAGTTGCAACAGAAGTTTATTATGATGAAAATCCAGCATTAGTTTCTGGTCAAGTATTTCAACATCCTCGTGCAAATTACTCGTTTGCTCAAATTATATCAATAGTTTTTGATCCTCTTGGTATACATCAAGAATTGATTGTTACAAGTGGTGGAAATTATTGGCCAGTTTTTCGTCAAGATTCAATAGGCAACATTAATCAATTTTTACTAGTCGATAATGATGGTAATGTATTTGATCCGCCATCACCTAATGCTGCAGATTATCAAATCACTCATAGAAGTATTCCTACAGCAAAAGCATCTGCATATACTGTTAATAGTTTGAATCCAAAAGATAATTTTATTCAAATTCGAAATGATCCATCATTGGTTGACGGCCAAACACTTTGGATTGATATAGATTATATTGGAGAACCTCATGATGGGGCACAAGTCAAATTAGCTTATAAATACCAACCTTACCAAGGAATGATTAATAATGATGGTCTTGAATTGTTCGGTCAAATTAAGAAATTTTCCGGATTTGTACATTCAGATGGTACAGGAAATATAAATGTTTGCATAGATCCTGTAGCATTTCCACAAACTTTAACAGCACATTTTCCGATGCCATTAAATGTGGAATATATGTTAAATGGTGGGTCTGTCAGTGGTATTGGTCAACAAGGAATGTATGGAAATCAAACTGTTTGTTATGTTACAGCAGAAATTTTAGATTATTCAACTGCAATCCAAAAAATGTTAAAAGTAAATGATATTATTTCTGGACAATTTAATATTTTGCTAAACGCAGTTGAACGTGGAGGAAACGATGCAACTGATTTAAAATCAGTTATGTTACAGTCATTATCTGCTGCAAATTATAAACAAGTCGTTATTTTTGGTCTTGTATTAACTAAAGATAATTTTTTAATTAAAAATGAACTAATGTTATATATATGGACATACACTAATAATGATTCACAAAACATTTTAACATCTGCTGATATTTTACATGTTGGCGTTGATTTTGTACCTATTAAATTTAGACCATTAGTGAAAGTTATTGAGTAATGTCATCAATTAAGCAAGTTTATCATGGATCAATTTCATTATTATCTGGACAAGCAACTGTAACAGTTTTACTGCCTGCATCTATTAATGTTTCTAGTACTTTTTTGATGTTTTCTATTAGAGCTGATGGTGATAGTAATAATATTGGTAGTACATTAGTCAGTGGAGAAATTACAAATGCAACAACTTTAACATTCAAACGATTTAGTACTGTTAAAAATTTACGGATTTCATGGCAAGTATATGAATTTTATGAATTTGTGAATGTTTATCGAGGAATGATAACATTAACTTCTAGTGGTACAACAAATGTAGCAATACCATCAGTAAATATACAAAAATCATTTGTTATATTTTCTTCAAATGTAAATGCAGCATCGAATGATTATGGTCTTGATGAAACTATTAGAGCTAGATTAACATCAAGTACCAATTTAGAATTAACTATTGCATCTTCCGGTAATAATGAAATTTATTGGCAAGTAATAGAATATCAGCACTGTACAGTACAGCAAATTAATGCAACTTTAAACGCAAATTCGTTAATGCAAGACGTGTCGATTTTAAATGAAAGTGTTGTAACATGTAGTAGACAATTTTCATATGAACTAATTGATTCAACGACTATTAGATTTATGAGAAATCAAACAGGTCAAACACAATATTGGACTTTATTTGTTGTTACATTTGATGAAAATGAAGTTAGAATATATTTCAGAGATCAGCTTCAGGTGCATCAGGTGATTTATATTTTCAATTTGCTGAATTTATTATGTCTTATAAACAATTGCATTTACGCGGATTAAATAGATTTGAAAACCATTAATGAAAGTAATTGACCATGGCAATTATAAAACAAGTTTATACAGGTAGTATAACTTTAAATAGTAGTAATTTATCTACAACAGTAATTTTAACAAATTCTGTAGATACTACGAAGTCTATTTTACTTTTTTCAAGTAGAACAAATGTAAATACTTATGAAATTCCAAGCTCAGTTGTAATGGGAACATTAATAAATTCAACAACAATTAGATTTCAGAGAGCTGTAGCTAATTCAAGTGTTTCAGTAGTAATCTCTTGGCAAATAATAGAATTTTTTTCAGGTGTTAATGTACAAAGAGGAACAATTAGTTTAAATAATACTAGTACTGATATAACTATTTCTTCAACAAATTTAACTAAATCTTTTGTAATTTGTACATTAATTAGTGCAGGGTGGTCATCTTATAATGATTATAATTTTGAAGAATGTATAAGAGCAAGATTAACTTCATCTACTAATTTAAATATAGCTATTCAAACAGGAACATTTTCTCAAACAGTAGCTTGGCAAGTAATTGAATATGATGCATGTACTGTACAGCAAATAGATTACACGATACCTTCTTCGTCAATTACTAGTGATTTAGCAATATCAAATATAGATCCAGAAAGAACATTTGTTTGTGGAACGTTTACTACTGGAGAAGGCGTACTTTCTGGACGCGATATGTTTAATTTTTATATATTAAATAATAATACAATAAGATTTCAACGAATTAATAATGTTGCATCAAATCAATTATGGACTATTTTTGTTGTACAATTTGATTTGGGAGAAGTAATTGTTAAAAATCTTAATGCAAATATAAATGTTAATGATACAATTACTACTATAGCAATTGATGAAGTAAACACAGATATGTCATTTATTAGTATGAATTCTATTTACAATATATTTGGATCAATAGATGTCGATGATGATCTATTATCTGTAAATACATTTGCACATAAATTTAACTCAGTTACAGAATTACAATTTCAAAGAACAAATTCAGGGTATTCAGGCATAATTTATTATCAAATTGTTGAATTTGTCCCACCTTATAAACAATGGCATTTACGTGGATTAAATCGTGGACTTTTTAGAGGAATGATATAAATCATATTACGTAGTTCATTGTCTTTTTTAATTGTAAATTTTATTTTTTTAGATGCATATAATAATTGAGCTTGTTGAGGAACAAGCATATAAGAGATTAGAAAATATCTTCTTATAGAGTATATCTGCATATGTTCTCTTCAAATATGACTGCAAGCAACGTAATTTAAAAGTTAGTAAAACTATATCAGAGTTGTCCTATTGTAAAAGTTGTCGTAGTTTTAGTATATAATTAAATTACATAAAGAAACTATAGAATAAATGTGATTTAAATAATATGAAAATTGATCTTTTAGTGAATAATGTCAATACAAAAATTGTTGGTAATCTTACTAAACAAGTATTAACTAGTTTAAGTGAATCGATGAAATATAAAACTAGTGAGTATAATGGTTATACTTTTGTTGATGTTGAACATGAATTATTTCATAAACTAACACAATCTTTTCCAACAGGATTGTATTCAAAAGCTGCTGATGTTTTAGAATCAAATGATATTGATTTTAATACTATTGATAAAAGAAAAAATCCTTTAAAAATAAAGTCTCTGCCATTACATAATGTTACGCCATATGATTTTCAACGTCAATTAATTAATGACGCTGTTGAAAATCAAAGATTTGTTGTTCAAGTTGCTACTGGCGGTGGAAAAACTGTTATTGGTGCTGGCATTCTAGCTAAATTAAATTTACCATCAATTTTTGTGGTACATACAGGCGATTTATTTGAACAGTCATATGATGAATTAAGTAAATTTCTTAAAGTTCCAATTGGTAAAATCGGTGGTGGTATATATGATATTAAACAAATAAATGTTTGTATGATACAAACTATTTTTGCAGCTATAGATCAAGAATATATACCATATGATGATGTTGAAAAAGAATTAATGGAAAAAGATGATATTGTTAAAAAGAGTTTTCAAAAACATAAAATAATAATTGATTTTCTTCAAACTGTTCAAGTAGTTTTAATTGATGAGTGTCATCATATACGCGCAAATTCTTACATTAATGTAATGAAGACTTGTAAAAATGCATATTATAGAGGTGGATTATCTGCGACTCCGCATTCAGGTGATGGACGTGACATAATTTTACAAGCTTTTGCTGGTAGTATTATTGGTAGAATTTCTGCTTCATATTTGATTTCACGTGATTTGCTTGTTCAACCAGCTATTTATTATTTAAATGGTAATAAGATTGACAAATACATATATAGTAGAAAACGATATAATTCAATTTACAAAAAGTATATAGTTGAGAATACTTTTAGAAATAAGAAAATTGTTGAATGTGTTGAAAGATTTCAAGAGTTGAATAAAACAGTTTTGATAACAGTTACTACTAAAAAACATGGACAACTTCTCCAAGAAATGATAAGAAAAATCGGTTATGAATGTGAATTTATTTTTAGTAGTGTTGACAAAATGCAACGAAAAGTTCATATCCAGAATGTTAGAGAGAGAAAATTAAAAATAATAATTGGGACATCTTTAGATTATAATGAGACAATTTGGATTCGTAATTCTAAGAAGATAGTTGATTTGGTAAAAATAGGGGACTTTGTTGAAAAATATTTGAATGGTTTTGATGACAATTATGAAACATTGTCATTTTCTAATGATAAAATTGTTTGGAAGAAAATTACCCATGTACATAAACATAAATGTCAAAATGAAGTTTTACGAACTAGATTAAAGTCTGGAAGACTTGCACAAGTTACAGAAAATCATTCCTTAATTTCTTATGACAATGGTAAAGTAAAAGAAGTTTTACCAAAAATAAATGAAAAAATTATAACGGCTTTACAAATGCCGTTGCAAAGTAAATTAATCAAAGAATTTAATTTATTGGAAGAGTGTACGAAGTGTTCATTTGTAGATAGACTTGAAGTTAGACTCGATAATGATCAAGATTTTTTACAATTTAATAATTCTACTATGAGATTTATTAGATCAGAATATATTGTTTTAAAACGACAATGTCAAAATATTTCGAGAGATACTGAAAGAAATGCTGTTGAACGATTAAAAAACAAAGATCAATTTTATAAAGATTTTGTTATTTGGTTTAATGAAAATGTTAAGTATTATAAACGAAAATATAGATGTTCTTTACAAAGTGTTTTAAATTTCAAACATTATAAAAAATTAAAAGCTAAGATTTATTACAAAAGAAGTAATAAAGGTAATTTCGGATTACCATTTACGTTACAAAATTCTATTGAATTAGGATACATTTGCGGAATGTTAATTGGTGATGGTCACATGTCAAAAGGTCAATTCTGTTTATGTTTTAAAGGACAAAGACCTGATGTAAAATTTACAAAAGAAAAATCAGTTGATTTAATGAGTAAATGTCTTAAGACAGTATTTCCTGATTTAAAGTTTAATAGAGGCCGTAATGGTACTATGGGAATTAAAATTGCAGGAAAATTAATGAGTTATTTAGTATGGGAGATTTTTAACCTTAAAGGAAATGCTTTAGATAAAAAAGTACCTCAATTTATTTTTAATAGTTCTAAAGATATACAAATAGCTTTCTTATATGGATATTTTTTGACAGACGGATCATTTAATAATAAATATAGTTTCTCTTTTGTATCAGTAAGTAAAACATTATTGGATGGTGTTATAGGTATATTGCTTAATAATAACATAAATAATTTTTCATTTAAATGTAGAAAAGCAAATTTAGATTCAGAGGGTAGTTTACTAAAATCAAATAGACGAATTAAATCTAAAAATATGGGTTATCAATTAACAGTTAGAGGTAATTTATTTGGATTAGGTATAGGTCCAAGTCTAAATAGACCAGGACAAAGTTATTCAAAATGTAAAATAAATGATGAATTTGCAAATGTTCCAATTACAAAGATTGAAAAAATGTATACTTTAGATAATCGACCAGAAAATGTTTATGATATTTCTGTACAAGATACTGAAGTTTTTTTTAATGGAGTTGGTGTTTTGTGTCATAATTCTTTGGCTGACGAGGGTTTAAATATTCCTGCTTTAGATGCTTTAATTCTTGCAGGAGGAGGAAAATCTCCGACAAGATTAAAGCAACGTATTGGTAGAGTATTAAGATTATCACCAGGCAAAAAAGAAGCTTTTGTAGTAGATTTTAAAGATAATGTTCGTTATCTTCTTGGTCATTATAAAGAACGACGAAAAATGTGTGAGTCAGAAGAGCAATTTAAAATTGTTGAAAACTTCACTTAAATCATAAATTGATTTTTCTAATGATTATTAAAGGAGATTTTATGGATACTTTTGGATTAATATTTTTATGTGTCGGCTTGATAGGTTTGGTGATTTTTCTTTTAATTGATAAAAGAGTTGAAAAGTATCGAAAATATGCTTTAGTTTTGTTACCTTTTGTAATTTTTTTATTACTATATTTGTTAAAGAAAAAACAAAAAGCTACAGAACAAAACACTGAAAGTGGAATGCATGAATTTCAACAAAAAATAGAAGAAGTTAAGGGAGACTTAAAAGAAATTACTGCTGTTGCAGAAATACAAAGAAAAATTTCTGAAGAAAAGAAAGAAGAAGATCTTAATAAATTGAAAGAAATAACGCAAATTGAAGATAAAGTTGAACGTCGTAGAAAATTAGCAGAAATGGTGGGATGATGAAAAATTTAGTAATACTTTTAATCTGTAATTTTGCTGTAGCATCGCAGATTCTTCTTGATACTAAAGTTATGGACAGTTTACTTATGATAATATCTGTTTCAGAAGATGCTAAGAAGTATGATGATTATAAATCAGTAAGTATTGATGGAGGAATAGGATTTCAATGTAATGACAGTCGATGTAAAGATACGATATCTAAATTTGCTTTGCCGCCAGGACTACTTATATCAGATAAAAAAGCTTTTTTATATTTATATAATGAAAAGATGATTGAAGATGCTAATAGACGGTTTATTATTGCAAAAGATTTGTATGTTAATTACAAAAACCAAGTGAATAAATTACTTGAGTTAAATGAAAAACAAATTGAAAAATTAGAAAAACAAAATAAAAGAACATGGTTTGAAAAGAACAACATATATGTTGGTTTTGCAATAGGATTAATAACTGCTATCGCGATTGAATCAATCACTTTTAAAGTTTTAGATTGATTTATCTTTTGTAATAAAAAATTCACTTAAGTAAAACTTCAGATCGTAACTGCTATATAATAAGCCTATGGATATTTTTCTGTCTCCAGCAATTGAAAAATTAATTTTTGAGAAATACATTCACGAATTGAGTGATTCGACGTTTAAGGTATTTCTTAAAGTAATTTGGTTGTCCAGAAAAACTGATAAAGTTAAAGTTAGAAGTCATAGAATGTTAAAAAAATTGCTTTGCATTTGTAACAATACAGAGTTAGTGTGGAATGAACTTGTTCATGCTTGTTTGATTATAAAAAAAGAAAGAAAAACTTATTCAACTTATGTATTAAATTCAAAAAAATTGAAAGAAGAATGTGGACAAGACTTTAAAATTAAAATAGTTATATTTCAAAAAACGGAATTTGAATTAAAAAATGTTGATAGTGTTGGTGATGAAGTTATTGTCAAAATGATCAAAACAGCGAAAATTGATAATATATTAGTACCACAAGTTTTTAAATTATTAATGAATGTTAAAAAATATCATTTAGAAAAAGATAAAGAATTTCTTTTAAAAGATGTTGGTAGAATTTTATTTATTCTTGTAAAATATGATTCAAAAGTAATAATTGAAACTTGCAATAGATTTAATACAAATGAAAAATTAGCTGGATTTAGAGGTATTCGATATATAGCTAAAATGCTAGAGGGAATTGATAATGAAATAAAACAAATTAAAATTATCAATGAACCTTGCGATGATAAAAAAGTAGAAGTAGATAGTCGTAAGCAAGAAGGTGAAAAGAAGTTTGCAATTAAATTAGCAATTGGTGACGTTGAAAATAGTATTATTTACAAAAGATTATTAAAAAGTAACGTAGAACAATTACAGACTATGTGGCAGATTGGGATAGAAGAATTGAAAAAAAGTAATAGAGAAAATGAAATTTTTTATGATTATGATTGGTTAAAATTCGAGAATAAAAAGGTATAAAAAGTAATATGGCGAATAAAAGAAAATTTTTAGAACATTATTTTAGAATGTATGAAATATCAGAACTTGATGGATTAAAAAGTATTGTCAAAGAAGAAACTAATGAAACTAAAAGACATTTACTTTTAGCAAATATACCTGCAAATTATTATAGTTATACATTAGATAATGTTATTGATACGTGGAGTAATGATATTGCTAATGATGAAGCAATTGAAAATTATACATTGTATTTAAAGAATTTAGAATTAGCATCAATAAATGGTACAGGTTTACTATTTACTGGAACACATGGTTTAGCTAAAACAACTGCTGCAATTGTTGTTTTAAAGACTGCAATTGATCAAAAATTTACAACATATTTTATATCAATGAATGATTTAGTTGATTTTGTTACATCAGGATGGAAAGATTATAATCTTAAGTTAAAGTATCAATATATTATGACGAATGTTGATTTTTTGGTAGTAGATGATATTGGTAGAAATTATCATATACAAAGTAATCAGTATACTCAGTTTTTTGATAAACTTTTTGTTACTAGATGTAATCAAAAAAAATGTACTATATTAACATCTAATTATGGTATGAGTCCAGATAGTGCAATATTTACTGAATCATTATTAACTCTGCTTAAGTCATGTTGTATTGAAATTAAGTTAGTTGGAAAAGATATTAGAGAAGAAAAATCTAAAATTTTGTTAGATCAACTTAAAAGTGGATCAAAAAATAAAAATGGTAAGAGGGGTTGAGTAATTGGCTAAAATATTTACTTCAATTAGAAGTGAAAATAAAATTTTAAAAGCTTTAATTTGTTCAAAAGATCAAGAACAAAGTCAAATAACTAAAAATATTGAAGTTATTGTCGATTCAAGTATTACACCTGATTGTTTTACATCTGATTTTCGATCATGGCTATTTTCAATTATAACTTCACATTATTTTGAATATTCTGTACCAATAACTGAGGATTTATTACAAGAAAAAATTATACGTAAATATAAAAAGCCTGAGTTGATTGCTGATGTAAAAGCACTTTTACAGAAAGTTTTAGTTAGACCTGTTGATTCAATGGAATTGCATCCTATTATTGATGAATTGAAAAATCTTTATCATATACGAAAAATATTCGATACGACTAATGATATTCTTGAACAATTGAGATCAATTAAAGAAGGATCTGCAGATGTAAAAGCTGGTCCTTTAATTAGAAAAATGGAAAAAGTTGTTGAAGAAATTAATAATCAAAGTAATAGAGAAAGAATAATTGAAGAAGATGCATTTGAAAACATTGATCAAGATATTGCTGAAATTAAAGATAGACATGATAATCCCGAAAAATATAGAGGTGTAAGTACTGGAATTGATCCCTTGACATTAGCAACAGGCGGATGGCATGGTGGTGATTTAGTAACTATAATTGGACGAACCGGACAAGGAAAATCCATTGTTTTATTAAATTTTGGGTATTCAGCATGGCTTGCAGGTTATAATGTACTTTATGTTACAATAGAGATGCCTATATTACAACAAAAACGACGTTTGTATTCTAGAATGACAAGTATTAATTATTTTAAGTTAAAAAATGCAGATTTACTAAATGATGAAGAATTAGAATATATTTCTGAAAAAATAAAAAAAATTAAAAGTGAACGAGAAAATGTTTTTTTAATTTTAGATGCTCCGACAATGTGCAATGCAAATTTTATTGAAGTTAGAATAAATAATTTTGAAAAAACAACAGGCAAAAAAATAGATTTAGTTATAGTCGATCCAATTTACTTAATGAAACCAAATGTTAAAGCACCGGATGATGATATTGTTGGCGCAGTTTCATGGGATCTTAAATTATTAGCTAGAAAATTAGATGTGCCGGTGTTAAATGCTAATCAAATTAATAGAGAAGGTCATAAAAGACATTTGCAAGGTAAAGATATGGATGCAATGGATTCTGCAAGTTCTGATAAATTGGGACAGAATTCAGATGTTATGATAGGAATTTTTTCAGATGAGCAACAATGGTTAAAAATGTCTTTAATAAAATATAGAGATGGCCGAGGACCTACTTTATTTCTAAAGAGAAAATTTGATGTGATGACAATAGAATACGATGAAGAATACAATCAGCATGAAGAAATTATGGCGCAAATTATGGGAGGAGTAATGCCTGATGATTCTAATAATAAAGAGGACGATGATTCATGACAATTGAAGATGAAGGTCATTTTCTAGATAAACTTGATAAAAATAAATTATTTGATTTGCATTTAGTATGTGAAATGATTGTTGCAGGAATAATTCTTTATACTGCTGAAAAACAATTAGATGTAGATGAAAATGATGTAGCTGATTTTATTATTAAAAATTTTTCTCAAATTTTAGATACTATCACTCAATCTTAATTCACGGATAATAAAAAGTAAATGACAACTAATATAGTTGAAACTTTATATTATAAACTCTATAATTCAATTTTATTAGGTGAAAGTACTGAAGCAAAAATGTATTTAGAATTATTGCGTGAGGAATATGCGAATAATTCTAATAGTTTTTTGATTTTACAAAATGATGAAAGATTTAATCATTTAAAACAATTGGGAAATT